GGCATAATTTTTGCTATGCCCAATATATATATATATATTATATAATATATTGAAAAATATATATTTATATATATATATATAATATTAAATAGGGTTTTTTTACCTGTTTTCACTTTACGGTCAAAAAAAATTTTGTACATCAATAAAAAAAATATGCATAAACAATAATCATAAATATGGGTGGATACCTTTTCTGAAGCACGTAGTACATGCCATTTTAGACATTATTTTTTTTCATAATTTATTTTTTTTCAATACATTAAGTGCCATAAATATTGTATTTTTCTTGACATAAAGATAAATGCAGTTATATCGATTGAATAATCGGCTTATAAAGATAATTGTGGATTGAAATGGTAGCGGGGAGGCAACCCCTCCCCGCTGCTTATTTTATAAAAAGATTAACATCAGTTCTATTGCAAACACACCCCCTCCTTTCTTATAGATTCAACAGTTTCTTGTTGAATCTTATTATACCGATATTTATCTTCTGAAGATATATAATATGCTGCCGGGAACATTGTAGCCCTTCCGTTAATGTTCTCAATCAGCATATCATCATCTTCATTACTTCCTGCTGTTATAACTCTTATCATATCTTTATCATGAAGAACCAAAACATCATCTCTCCATGTCACCCCGTTTGTTGTCCCCCTTCCCGATGCAAATATCATTTTTTTGGGGTTGATGGAGCATCTTACCGCTACCCATCCGCCTCTTCTATTATTTTCCGGATATTCAGAGAACGTTTTAACCCGAACAATAATATTTAAATTTCTCGTCGCAGACTCAAAGGCGGAAACATCTGCGAGTGTCGGTATTTCAATATTTATTCCATCGTCTTTTATTTTTACCTCCCTTTTTGGAAATGCATTTATAATGCACCTTACCTTTTCCCCTCCGCTTATTTTTATTTGTTTTTTGAAAACAAGCGGAAGAATTCTGTCATTTTCCACCATATCTTCAATTTTTGGTGGAGAGTTTCTATTCATCTTAACACACCGAGCCATGTTAAATTCACGACTCGTTCCCGGGACAAATTGTCCCAAAAGGACAGCCTCTCTTTCTGCTAATAAACTTGTTTTAATTCCCTCTTTAAGCTGCCCCTTCGAGAACGTATAGCACTTCATACTGCCTCCTAAAAATTATTGTTTATAAAATGCGGCCTTTTAAAAGCCGCTCCCAAAATTTTTATTACAAATTTTTGTGGATAATAACAACGCATTGATTATATATTATATATATGCCTGATTCTAATTCTACTCTTCAAAAGCTCATCTCTTTAAGAAATGACGTGCGAAGTAACGCACTCATTAATGTAAATGTCCAATCGACCATTAATAAAATTTTGTCTTCTATTAATGATGAAAATATTCAGCTTCAGGTAAATAAGATTTGGATTGATGATAAGCTGGATAATTCCGATATTGAAGCCCAAAAAAGAATAAAAAATAACGGTCAAATATGGGGCTCCGCTCTTCGGGCTGATCTGACTCTTGTAGACAAAAAAACGGGAAAACCGATAGATAGAAATGAAAATATTAAAATTGCGACGATTCCTAAACTTACGGATAGAAACACATTTATTATTCGAGGTAATGAATATCAATTCATGAAACAGTCTAGGCTTAAGCCTGGCGTATATACAAAAATTCAAACGAATGGGGAAATAAGTTCATTCTTTAATGTTGATAAAACAGTCGACTTTGAAAGAGGATTTAATAATAATTTTAAGATTAACTTTGACCCTGAAACAAAAGTTTTTATAATGACCTATGGAACAAAAAATATACCGCTAATAAACGCTCTCCGGGCTTTGGATGTATCAAGAGACGAAATGATTGATAAATGGGGAAAAGACGTTCTTTATGCGAACGAAAAAGCGTATGATCACAGAGTGACGGCCGATCAAGAAAAATTATATGAAGCCGTATTTGGAAAAAAACCACCTGCCGGAGCCGATATTAAAAAAGAAATTAAAGACAGGCTTTTTGCGACGAAACTTGATCCTGACGTCAATAAAATAACTCTTGGAAAACCGTATGACGCCGTTAATAAAAACGTTATTTTAGACGCATCAAAAAAAATTATAGACATTCATCGGGGAAGCGTCGAGCCTGACGATCGTGAATCTCTTATTTTTAAGTCTTTCTATGATGTTGAAGATCATATGAGAGATAGGCTGATAAAAAATTCAAATAAAATTATTTGGAACATTAAAAACAAATTGAAAAAAAATCGTTCCATAAATAAATCGATCAGTTCTCAAATTTTTGATCCTTTAGTCATAGGAACGATCACGACAAATAATTTAGCCGGCCCTCCGGCTCAAACCAATATTCTTTCAATATTAGGAGACAGCACCAAAACCACCGTTATGGGTGAGGGCGGTATAGGTTCAGCAAATGCCATAACAAAAGAAACCCGCCAAATATCGAATAGCGAGGTGGCATTTATTGATCCTCTTCATACGCCGGAAGGTTCTAATATTGGCGTCACAGTGCACACAACGATGGATACTGTAAAAATCGGTAATGATCTTTATAGTAAGTTTATTGATAAAAATAATAAAAAAACGGTTATTTTAAGACCAATAGATATTTATGAAAAATATGTAGGATTTCCTGACCAATTCGATGACAATCTTAAACCAAAAACAAAAATTGTTAAAGCTATATATAAAGGAAAATTCGTCGAAGTTCCCGCGCATAAAGTTGATGTAATAATTCCCGACGCGATGGGTATGTTTGATACTTCGGTAAATCAAATACCATTTCTTGATTCTATTCAAGGGAATAGGGGGCTTACCGCGTCAAAAATGCAGGAACAAGCGCTTCCGTTAGTATATAGAGAAAAACCGCATTTTGACATTGTTCATAAAAGTGGAAAATCAATATCTGAAGCGATAGGGTCTCTTGTCGCTTTACCGAAATCAAAGGTTGATGGAAAAGTAGAAAAAGTAACGGAAACAGAAATAGTAGTTAACGGTGTTTCACACCCATTATATCATAATTTTTCTTTGAACGCTGAAAGTTTTCTTAATAATGAGCCTATCGTAAAAGTCGGCGACATTGTTAAAAAGGGTCAGGTTCTTGCTGATAATAATTTTACTCGAGAAGGCAAGCCGGCTCTTGGCGTAAATCTTAAAGTGGCGTATATGCCGTATAAGGGCTATAATTATGAAGATTCCGCCGTTATTTCAGAAAGCGCCGCCAAGAAATTAACGTCAATGCATATGTATGATTTCAAGGCTAGGCGATCTTCAAAGGGCGTTTTTTCAAAATCAAAATTTAAAGCGTATTACCCTGAAGAGTTGCCCGCAAAAATGGCGGAAAAACTTGATTCCGACGGTATTATTAAACCTGGATCGCGAGTCGAGCGGGACGATATTATTATTGCGCATCTTGAACGTAAAGCGCCCACGGCGGATGATATTGCTGTCGGCCGTCTTGATAAACAATTGCGCAGGGATATGGCGGATTTTTCTCAACGGTGGGATAAGGACGTTACTGGAATTGTTACAAATGTAAATAAACACGGAAATAATGTTGTTGTTAGCATTAAAACCGAAGAGCCGCTAAAGGTGGCCGATAAAATCGCCGGGCTGCATGGAAATAAACATATTATATCCGCAATACTTCCAGACGATCAGATGCCGTTTAACCCTGAAACCGGGGAACGTATTGATATAACAATGAACCCAATCGGAGTGTCAAATAGAATCAATACGTCACAATTGTTGGAAGCTGCCGCTGGTAAAATAGCCGAAAAAACCGGAAAACCGTTTAAAATTGAAAACTTTAAGGATGTTGATAATACAAGAGCGCTTCTGAATGAAATGAAAAAGCTTGGTATTGCTGAAAAAGAAATTTTGGTTGACCCGGAAACTAATCAGCCGTTTTTAAATCCAATATTTACCGGAAAATCTCATATTCTTAAACTTGAACACATTGTTGATCATAAATTTTCGGCAAGATACCGTGATGGTTATGATTCAAATGAGCAGCCGGTTTCTGGAGGACATACGGGGGCTAAAAATCTTGGACGAATGGAAATTGCCGCGCTGCTTGCTAGAGGGGCGAATGAAAATCTTAAAGAAATGTTTAATATTAAAGGACAGCGCAATGATGAATATTGGAAGGCTATGGAAACCGGCCAGTCCCTTCCGCCGCCCAAAAATGCGTTTGTAAAAGATAAAATGCTTGCAATGATGGCTGGAGCCGGGATTAATGTAGAACAAAAAGGAAAGACTTTTGCCTTACGTCCAATGACTGATGATGAAATATTGGCGCGGTCAAGGGGAGAATTAAAAAATCCTGAAGTTTTATATCGTAAAAAAGATATGGCGCCCATGAAAGAAGGGCTTTACGATCCGGTAAAGGCGGGCGGAATATTTGGTGATCATTATACGCATTTTAAGCTTCCGGAAAAAATATTGAATCCTGTGACGGCTCATGCGGCGGCCATTTTAACAAATAGAAGCGTAAAGGATTTGGAAGATATTATTAATGGAAAAGTTTTTATTGATAAAATAACGGGAAAGGAATCAAAACCTGGGGATAAAAACGCAATATCGGGCGGTCCGGCTGTTGAGCTTTTACTAAGCAAAGTCGACGTAAAAAATGAACTTAAAGACGCGGAGCAGCAAATTCAATTAACAACAAACCCGTCGAAAATGAATAAGCTGCATAAGAAAATTCGATATTTAAAAGCGTTACAAGAAAATAAAATGAGTCCGACCGATTACATGATACAAAACGTTCTTGTGATACCAAGCAAATATAGGCCTATATTCGCTATGGGGACCGATGGAACGGTAATTACGTCGGATATAAATGATTTGTATCAATCGGCGGCTCGATCGGCGTCTGCTCTTAAAAATTATAAACAACAATTAAAAGATTCGGGTCTTGATGAAGATACGATAAACGCTCAGCTTGCCGAAATTCGCGGCGCGCTTTACAATGATGTAAAAGCTATTTCCGGCCTTCAAGAGCCGACATCGTATTTACATCGAATTAAAAATAAAAAAGGGTTTATATATCAGATTGGTTCTTATCCTGGGAAACAAAGCAAAGAAGGGTTTTTCCAAGACAAAGTTCTTGAAAGAAAGCAGGATTTGGTTGGAAGATCAACGATTATTCTTAATCCAAAACTTGGCGGCGATCAAATTGGAATACCAAAAGAAATGGCCGCTAAAATATTTCAGCCGTTTATAATGAAAAAAATGGTTGAATGGGGGTACAAGCCCCTTGAAGCCGCAAAGCATGTTGAAGATAGAAGTCCAATTTTTCAAAGAGCCCTGCAAGTCGTCGCGGATCAGCGCTTAGTCATCGCAAATAGAGCGCCAACCCTTCATATGTGGAATATGACCGCGTTTAAGCCTGTATTGGTAGAGGGCAAATCCATTGAAGTGCCGGCTATAGGAATAAGCAGAAATTTCGGAGGAGATTTTGACGGCGACACGTTTCAAATTCATACTCCAATTTCTCAGAAGGCCCTTGAAGAAGCGAAAAAAATGCTCCCGTCGGCGTCAATGCTTAAAACCGGCTATGATACAGTTCTTAATTCTCCGCAAATGGACATGGCGGTTGGGGCCTTTCTCGCATCAAAGGGTGTCGGCGGGAAAGACGTAAAATTAAAATTTAAAAATATTGAAGAGGCACGTCAAGCGTTTAAACAACATAAATTTACTTATGGTGATATGGTCACCATTAATAATAAAAAAGCAACTTTTGGAATCCATGAAATTAACGAATCGGTTCCTGACGACGTTAAAAAATGGAATATTGAACTCAACCAAGATAATATTGACAAATGGATTAATGAAGTCACTAAAAAATATAATGGAAAAATCGCCCTCGGTCTTGCCGACAAGATTAAAGAGGTCGGAAATAATTATGTGACAAAATTTGGGTTTACCATTGGGCTTTCAGACACCGTGTCCGACAAAGAATTGCAGAAAAAGGTGCTCAATAAAGCAAATAAACTAAAAGATCCCGTTAAAAAATTTACCGATATCCTTTTAGGGGCCCGGGAAGAATTAAAAAATAAGCATGGTGAATCGACTATGCTTGGCATTGGCATAAAATCGGGCGGTTCTAAAGGTATCGAAAATACCGCCGCTATAACTCTTATGCCTGGAATTCTTGCCGATTCAAATGATAAACCAATTCCGATACCGGTGACAAAATCATATTCTGAAGGTCTTGATACATTCAGTTATTGGGCGGCCGCGCACGGAGCAAGGGCTGGAAATATTAAAAAATCAGTTTCTTCATATATGCCGGGGTGGCTGACAAAAGATTTGACAAATTCATTATATCAAACAAGAATTGTTGAAGAAGAGCCTGTTGATTCTGAAGGTGTTGAATATTCTATTGAAGATCGAAAAGGTATTATGAATAGGTTTCTCGCCAGAGACGTAAAAGATAAGCGTGGCAAAGTTATCGCTAGAAGAAATGATCTTGTTGATAGCAACCTTATTAATAAATTAAACCAAAATAAAATAAAAACTATTTTTGTTCAGTCTCCATTAACGGACCCAACCCCCGGTGACGGATTTAGCGCATATTCATATGGCGTTGATTATGAAAATAAACTTCATAATCGCGGGGATAATATTGGTATTATTTCCGCACATACTATTACCGAGCCATCTGTTAACCTCGCTATGAAAGCTTTTCATACCGGCGGGGCGGTTACTAAAGAAAGAGGGGCGGCGACTGTCTTTGATAAATTAGATAAATTATTGAGATTTCAGGAAAGAATTCCTAATAAAGCGACAATCGCCTCTTCTGACGCCAAAGTTAAAAATATTGTAAAATCTTCTATTGGCGGATATGATATTATACTTGATAATAATGATATTAGATATGTCGCCCCTGGAAACGAACCGACAGTAAAAAAGGGTGACGTCGTATTTAAAGGACAGCAAATATCGACAGGAACACCGAGCGTCCATGATATTCTTAAATATCGAGGGATGAAGGACGCACAAAAATTTCTTGTTCAAGAACTTGATAATATATTTCAAAAAAAGCTTGATAAGCGTGATATTGAAACGGTTGTACGTGGTATTACAAACACAACAAGAATAATGCATCCTGGCTCAAGTAATTTTGTTACCGGCGATATAGCGCCAACTACGACAGTTGAATTTTTTAATAAAAACAATGAAAAAGAGCAAGATATTGAGGATACGCTTGGGGATCATTTAGCGGCAGATTATGGAAAATATAAAAAACATACAAAAATAACGAAAGATATAATTAATGATTTGTCTAAAGCCGGGATAAAACGTATTTTAGTATTTAAAGACAGAATTAAACATTCCCCGTTCTTAGTGCCTCTTGGGGTTGGAGGGAAGGCGTCAATTCCAGAAGATTGGATAAGCAGGCTTGCGCATGCTAATATAAACAAGGTTTTAACTGAAGGCACGACAATGGGGTATAAAAGCGAAGCGTCTGAGGTTGGAAGTCCAATACCAAAGCTTGTAATGGGCATGTAAATAAAGAAAATTTATAATATAAAATTTATTTGTTGGTTTGGTGCTTACTATGACACAACAAAAAAAAGAATTAATAATGCTTATGTCGGCCATTACCGGGGGAGGCGTTATGGGGGCAATGTTAGATAAAATGATTGGAAAAAAACGTTACCCATATAATACATTTTATAAATATTCTTCTCTTGATCCGGAATATATTCAAATATTAAAATTGAATATGGGTATTGAAAAGAGCGCGATGAGGGGCCGGGCGGCAAAGCAATCTATATCAGGGTTTCAAAGATTTTTAAGAAGAAATCCAAAAGATGTGACAAATTTTATAAAAAGAACGTCTGGCAAAATACAGAAATCAACGCCGTATATTAAACAAATTATAGAATCTACAGGCGATATTGCGTCGACTATAGGCACAACAATAAAAAGGACGTCCGATGCATGGAAAAACATTTCTGCTTTAAGCGTTCCGAAGAAAAAAAGTTATGCAAAATGGATAATTCCAAGCGCCGGGGCCGGCGCTTTAGGTGGAGCGTATATTCATAGTAAACTTTCAGAACAGGAAGCGCCATGATTTCAAAATCGGCTTTTAATAATTTTTTTTTGAAATTCGCAAATGATCAGCCGCCAGACCTTGCCGATGTTATCGTCAGGGTTTCTAAAAAAATTCATAAGAATATCGAGCGGCGCAGGGATATACGAAGATCATATGGCGGTACGATACCTAAAAAACAGGACACTTCTACATTTGGCGCGATAAAAACCCTTATTAATTTAAAAAGGAGATAGGTATGAATAAAAATGATATTCTTGAGCAGATTCGTCAGGAAGCATTTCATGACGAGCTTTTAAAATGCGCGGCTATGGATGACGATATTGAAAGCAGAAAACAACGGGCTGCAAGATCGTTCGCCGCGCCAAAATATAAAATTCAGCCGAGCGCCACGGCAAGAAGAATTGCTGAAGACGTGCGGGCGATCGCGTCGGGCGCAAAAAAGGCTGTTACTAGCGCCGCGGCTCCAGTAAGAAGCGCTGTTCAGCAAAGGAGTGAAAGAGCTGAAAAAGTGTTTGGTCGAGCCGGACAATATAAAATCGGTCCTTCTAAGCCTGCAAAGCCGGCGGTAATGCAAATGGCTAGTTCAAAATAATTTTATAAAAGAAATGTATACATAAAACATTCTTAAAATTTATTTAAAGGAGCGCTATATGAATAAAACCGCTGTTTTAACAGAAATTTATGAGGACGCGTTTAAAAATGAATTGGAAAAAATCGCGTTCACGGAAGACACAGAGCCTGCTTTTGAATATTCTGGAAGAAAAGGGGTAATGCGAGCACTAGGGGCGCTTGCGGGGGGAGCTACCGGCGTAGCCGCAGGAAAGGGAATTAAATTTATTAGCAATAAGCTTTCAGGGCCATCCCTTGAAAAACTTATTAGTCGTATGCCAAGATCGAGTAAAAACAGATACGCTGCAGCTGGCGCTTTGCTTGGGGCTTTAGGCTCTAAATCTTATCTTAGCGCAAAGAATCTTGGCATATTAGGAGCTTTAGCTGGAGGGGTGGCTGGGGATATAAAAGCATCACAATCTTTTATTAAATCAAGAGTAGGGAAGGATGTGTCACCGATGGATGCGCTTATTCAAGATACTTCTCAGGTAAAGCTGAGAAGAATGCTACACGGCATTCCTGCGGCATCTGTAGGCGCTGGAATTGGGGCCCTTGCCGGTATGATTGGAGGGGCCAAAAAGGCAAAAGTAGGGGCCGGTATAGGGACAGCTCTTGGCGGGCTAGCCGGTATAGCCTCGGGAACTTTAAGTGGAGCTAAAAAATTAGAAGAGCATTATAAATGATATTAATTGAAATCAATGTTAACGGCACTTTTATATCAAAAATATAAAAGTGCCTAATTCTATTTATCAGGGGATGGGGAATATGAATGACGCCCGTAACACCTTAAATTGGATTGAAAGAATTAATGATAATGAAAGAAGGGCTGAACAATTTATCTCTGCTATAGCTGAAGAAGAGGTGGAAGGGTTAAAACGCTTGAATCGTATAATGCGTCAACGAAATATAAGTTCAAGCGAGGCTGAGCCTATAAAAAATCCTCATACAGGTCAAAGCAAAGCTGAGCCTATAAAAAATCCTCATACAGGTCAAAGCAAAGCTGAACCTATAAAAAATCCACATATAAGCCCAAGCAAAGCTGAACCTATAAAAAATCCCCATACAGGCCAAAGCAGATTTGATATTATAGCTAAAAAAATTCAAGAAAAGATTGAACCTCCTACGGGTCAAAGTAGATTTGATATTATAGCTAAAAAAATCCGAGAAAAGACTGAGCATATGAGAAATCCTCATACAGGCCCAAGTAGATTTGATATTATATCTAAAAAAATCCGAGAAAAGATTGAGCCTATGAGAAATATTAATACAGGCCCAAGTAGATTTGATATTATAACTAAAAAAATCCGAGAAAAGGCGGAGCCTATAAAAAATATTCAGATAGGTCCAACAAAATCTGATATTGAAGCAATAGGGAAAAAGATTGATTCTCTAAGAAATGCTGCGACTTCAAAATTATACGATAAAATTCAAAAATTAAAAAATTTTAAATTCAAAAAAGGAGCGGCTCTTGAAGATATAAAAAGAGACGCTTTTGAAGATGAAATAAAAAAAATAGCAATGATAAATTTCTATGACTAACCTCGCGGATAAAGCCGTGAGTCTTCTATTGAAAAGGAGAAGTTATGGCGTCGCAACTGCTCTATAAACTCGCGCAGGAAATTGATAAAAATAAAAGCGCCACTTCAGAAAAAGAAAAAAACGCACAGCCAATCGATCCAATGGCGATTATGGATTTTTTTGCTTCAAATTATGATATTACTGACGACCAGTTTCATTCATTTGCCGAACAAAATGGTTTTAATATCCATGAGGCTGAAGAAATAGCGTATAACCTTGCGTCCGCTTTTATGCAAATGATTCGTGGAGGGCGCGGATATAATCTTGACGCCAATTCAGTTGATCCACAGCAATTAAAATGGGGAATGATCATAGAATCCGAGCATAGCTCAATTCCGGCTATTCAGAAAAAAATAGCTCTCGATCATCTTGCCGAAGATCCTCAATATTATTCAAATGATATTTTTCAAAAAGAACTTCAAAAAGAATATGAGCAACAAATAGATGAAAATCAAGAGCTTACAGGCGAAGAAAAGCAGGCTGCGGAATCTTGTAAAACAAAAAAAATTATGAAGAAAAAATCGGCTATGATTAAAACATCTGCTAAAAAAAATCTTATTAAATTTCTCGCCTCATTTTTAGCGCAGTCAAAAAAACAAACGCCGAGGATTGCGAAAGAAAATATATCAAATGTTCAAAGAATGCTTGAGGCCGGCCCGGGAAAGCCTGTTAGCAAATCATTTGGGATCCCTAAAAAATCTTCGTTGAATCCTTCGCAAGTTTTAAGTCCAAAAACCATTTCAGGGCTCCAAAAAGTCGTTACTAGCCTAAAAAAAAGAAATATAACTAATATAACTAAATAAAAAGAGGAGCATTTACTGCTCCTCTTTTATTAGCGCATATCTGGCGATCGCTATTGCCAGAGCTATCACACATATAATTACATTGATCCTTTCTAACCTTTTCATGGTATCCTCCTTTGATCCAAGCGACATTGCTTGGATCAATATAGTTATACCATATTTTTTTAATTTCTAACAAAGCGAACTACCTCTGCATAAAGGCGGAAAGTAGTTCACAATGATTTTCAAGTAGCCTCTCAAATACAGGCGTTGTTACCACAGACCCGACATATATCGGCAGCTCGTTTGGTTTTATTTTTTTTGCTCTTTTAAATACTCTTTTTGAATATATTATTTTATAACGATTACGATATTTGGAGAAAGACGAGGCGAGAAGAGAGCATGATATGGCGTTCTTTTTAATTTCTACATCCGTGACAAGATCAAAATCATTTGGGTTATTATACGAAATGATATATGCATGATTCATATTAATCCCCAATTAATTATGACAATCCACTATGACAAGATAACCTGAAGTCACGCCCTTATCGAATAAGAATTTTTTAACAGGAGTATCTTTCAGGTCGTCATCATAATAAACTATTCCATCAACGATAAGAATACAGCATGTTAAATCATCTCGTACTTTACTTAATTTCATAACATCCGATTTATGGAATGATGAATTTTTTAATTTCATTCCCGTTCCATGGCAATACCCACAGGATCTTGACGTATCTTTACAAGAGCATTGTGTATAATTTCGATAATCACTTAAAAATTCATGTTCAGGCAAATGGTCTCCGGACCATCTCCCGCCAATAACATACCAGTCATAAAATTTTTCTTCACAAGAATCGTCATTGTTATAGCTATATTGCGACATGATATTATTTATTAATACTTTTAATTCTGAGAGTTTTTTTGGCCTTTGAGGAATCCAGACTTCGCAGTGATAATGCATAATTTTATCCTTTTATTTTATATTCTAATTTCTGTTATATCAAAATTTTCTACCAAATCAAAATATTCACTTTTCCATAGCTCATGATTTTAATCGCAGAAACAGTCACTTTTTATTATGTTTCCATTCTTGTTCCAAAAGTTTATCTAGATTTTTATCAATACCAATTAATAGTGGGTGTAATTGTTTTATCTTGATTATCTTATCAACCAAATTTTTATAGTTCAAAATGTCTTCTGGAAGATTAAACCCAATTTTTGTGAATATATTAGAGCTTATATAAAAGATATTATTTATGTCTTCGAATAGATTTGAAGGGCTTTCGCCATATGACATACCTCCGGCAATCAATACGTACAAATGCTGAATTTCTATGACTAAGCTTTCCCGATGATTTCCTCTAATAGCCCTCTCAATATTTTTCAATTTCTTGTGTATAATTTTTTGATTCCAATTAATACCATATTTATCAACAACCCACTCGGATTTGTTGGTTTTAAGAGTGTCTACATAATTATGTCCAGCCTTAAAATCTAATATCCTGTTTTTGTCCCATAACAGATATGCAATACATAAGTCGGCACCCATAAGAACTCCTTTTATAATTTTCCCCCGTAAAAATCTATCGATCCTATACTGAGGACTTAAAAGGACTCATAGAAAAGAATTCTATACAATCCGGAATGGGGGAAGAACTGGTATTACTGGTAACAAATGATTTATTTCTTTAACTAATAGCTCGTACAATTTCTTCGGATTCTTAAGTGATTTCTCTACAATACACTTCAGACGATCATTGCCAATAAACAGAGGCAGAGCCTCATTTCCATTCTTGATAACAGCAAGCATGAGATCACATATCGGTCTGATATCAGATTCTAAAATAAGCATCTGTCCATCTTGATTGGAAGCTACTGCTTGGGATTTTTTCATTCCTGGAACCCAAAAATAATTATACGCACTAAGATCATACTTGGCATCACAATGGTGAATGTAACTCAAATTATGTTGTCGACAAAAAGCTGTAAGATTATCGCACATCCCGTAATTAGACGAACCTATTAATTGGATAGCCCCTTTCCCCGCTTCATCTTTTAAATCTGCCTCACTACAAGGTCCAGTTATTTCCGATAGTTCATTGTTGATAATACAGAGAAATTCTTCAATAAAATTTCTTGGCAGATCGCCTCCAATTTCAATGGACATACCGATATATTCACTCATAAATTTTCCTTTTTTGGTTTAATGAACACATCATACATTCTATTATCAAGATTACACACATAAGTCATCGTAAACCCATCTAGTATAGGCCGTGTATCGATTCTCCTAAAATGATAGGACTCTTTAAGCATAACTTCTGAAACAAAATGCAAGCAATGAGTATAGGCTTTTTTTGGAATATGGTGCGACTTGGCTATTTTATATAACTCATTAGTTATCGGCATGTACGCCTCCATCTGAAGGAAATGTCTTTTTCAATTTTCTTTCTATGAACCTGTCCAAATGCTCATCAAGACCAAGCAACAGTGGTAAATTTTTCTTATGCATTAGCTCTTGTACTTTTTCTTTCTGAACCCTGTATAAATTGGCAACATGTTCCAAGGTTCGACAATGAACCATTAAAGACCATGGATAAGTTCTTGATGGTGGCCTAATATGTGAACAGCAACTTTGTTTTTCGTTATCAGATGGATACCATCGACAGCCCTTATCCATGCTACCTACTGGGTGAACTATGCGTTCTTTTCTATGTAACCATTCAATTAAAGCTTCTTGTTCAGGTGTCATTTTTTAGCCTTCCTCTTTTAAAAGTTGCTCAAAATATGTAGTATTGTTCATACCTAAATATAGGAGCAATTCCTGAATAGATACTTTTTTATAACTTGAAACATCTTCCAAGCCGAATGGCGCATAACGCCAATTAATAGTACGTCGTCTGTATTCAATGAAAATAAAATCATCTACCCAATCCACATTACTAGCCAGTAAAGTGACTTTTATAGAATTATTGTTATGTTTAACAATCAAAACTAAAACTACAATGTTAGACAGAGTTCTTAATTCATAAATTGAACGAGGTTCTAAAACAGCCCATTTATTTTTTAGAGTCATTATTTTCTGTTCAGACTTTATAGTGGCCTCTATACGACGAATGTTTATATCATCAATAATATGAGCTATATTCCTAGGAAGTCGCGCCCCATAAATTCCAGAGTCCTTCATAGCCTGAACTAGACAAGGTATCCATTTCTTTGCTTTATTAATTGTTTTCAATGCCTGATTTAATCTTTGTATTTTATTTATAATCTCGTCCAGAGGGCGGTTTTTTATTCAGAACTGTAACCAAATAAGACCGAACAGTGCCCGTATCTCATTCATTATTCAACCCTTTGCAGACTCTGATAGATGGCCCGGTCGGTTTCCGGTATACTGGGCTGGGTTACATATGAATAGAAGGCCTGATTCATTGTTTCATCCTTTCCCCAATAAGCCTGTCTAGTTCTGGGTCCAAACCTATAAGCGCCGGCAAGACTTCCTTATGATCCAGAATCTTCTTCAGTAGACCTACATTTATACATGATTTTCCGATAACCCCAGAAGCCAGTTCTTGGTTTATTCCATTTTCCTGCCATTTGATCTGAGCGACGAAGAAGGTATCCTCTTTCGTTTCCTCATTGTGTTGCACACGGACATAAATAGCCCCGTCCCATGACGCGGCATAAGTCTCTATTCCAGACTGTTTTGACCCACACCGTGTTGCCTCACCACGACAACCTTGTAGTGACCCGTAGAAATGGCTCATTCATCCCCTTTTAAAATTTTTTCAAAACGTTTTGAGGAGTATTTAAGACTAATATATACCGGCAGGTCTTCACGCTTTATGCTCTTATAAGGGCTCCTAAATGGAACTATACGAGGACATTCGCCTACGTCAAGTTCAAAATCTGAAGCTAAAACGTCGACCTCAAAACCGTATCTCAATATTTTTTCAACGACGCCAATAGCGCAATGCCCATTACTTTTAAACTCAATAAGCGTTCCCACGAAATCAGTTTTATTTTTTTGGGGCGGGCTTATATCGATTTTTAGCGGCCTCTCAGGCATTAATATCCTCCATTATAAGATAATACACAATTATTTTTTGTTAAATCGTATTATGTTCCCTTCCTTGTCAAATTTCAGATTATTAATTTCTATAGTATCTATAACGGCTTTATCAGAAATCAAATAATTATAATCTTTTTCTAAATCACGATATATCTCATTCGAGAGCTTATACCGGACGTCTTCCAGACTTTTTTCCAGATACATCAGCAAGTTAGCATGCACTTCTAGGCCGGATTTGATGCGCTCTTCTATAAGTTGTTTGGAAAATTCCTCTTTAAATGACCCTATAAGAAGTGGAAGCTCATTAACTGGAGTATTGATAATTTTTTCAAATTCATCCCAATCATCGGGCCCATTATAATATCCTTCAAAACTAACGCTGCGGGTATTTGAATGAACATAATGATGATCAATTGTTTCAATCTTATAATATGGATTACAAAGTTTTATAATTCTTAATTCCATTTCATTAAATTTTAAAGATTTTGCGGCTTTATAAGCGTCTATGTCGGCGTTAAAACAAGCGCCGTCCCCTTGAGACCAAAACCCACTGAAGTATATTTTAGCGTCATTAAAACCATGCTCTGCAAGTTTTTCTTTCCAGAAATCTATTGTACTTTCATACCAAGTGCCGTTTTCAACATTAATTTCGCGGAATTTTTTGAGAACTTTTTCTTTAGCATTTTCAGAAAGTTCTCTAAATTGATATACCATAATTTCTACGGTTCTCATAAAGAAATTCCTTTCAAAATATTTTCCATGTGCTCTGTAACATACCCATGTAAATACAAAGGAAGGTCATTAACAGCCAATTCCTTTATTTCAGGAAGCATTTTAATAATGAGCCTCCCCCAGTACATAGAAGCAAAAGAATTCGAGAAATAACTTTTCTCAGACGACAACACTTTGAATTGATAAGAAGAATTATTAAAACCTACACCGAGGTATATTCCTACCACCCATCCTATCGATTCGTCGTGTATATAATATATCTTACCTTCTGATAGTGTATACATAACTACTCCGGGCGGTTATACAAAACTTTTCCCACTTTTCGCGCGACATATATACAATCATCAAAAGCCACAAGTTTATTATAATCAAGCCCTGGATAATTTAAACGTTTTTTGACAATATGGCAGACATTTCGCGCTTGTTTTTCGTCTTCGGTTATAAGAATAATATCGCCATAAAGATAATCATCATTTGGAATGCATCGAATTGTGATAACTAAATAAACCACCATATCACGCCTCTTTCAATCGTTTATTATATATTTCTTTCGCTTTCTCTGTTTTCAGAGTGCCCATAAGCAAAGGTAAATTTTTTTGCCTACAATTAAGGACTTTGAAGCACTCGTCGAGTTCTTCTATGCTTATCATGGATGTTTCTATAACGCTGTTTGAATCTTTAAAATAGCCACTCCACCACGCGTCTTTTTTAGAAACTTCAAGAGTCAGGCAATCAAACAGTTCTTCATATTCTTTATATACCGGAGACTCTTCGGTAGAATTATCCAAATCACGAGTTAGAAATTTAGGACTGCAATTCCGGTCACGAATAGTAAAGACGTCAAGCTCTATCGATTTTTTATTAAGCAATTTTATTCTTTTAAAAAGTTTTTTGTCAATAGTGACCTCGGCTTTATCGGGGCCTTGCATATATTCTTCGCAATATATATTTAAAAGAAATTCGACAGATTTCATAACTCCTCCTTGTGCGTTCTTATAAAAAGGGGCCGCTAAAAACGGCCCTAATACTCTTTCAAATGAACTTTCAACCCCCAGTCTACAGGTGCGGCGGCCCCATTACATAAACACCAAAGAACCCGAACCCCTTCAGGCTTTTTTGGAGCCGGGGCGCACCCATCCGTTAAAACAATTAATGCTTTGTATTTTTTATCTTGAGCAAGATTCATAACCGCTTGAAAATCTGTGCCCCCTCGGCCTTTGAAATCAAACTTAACCCTTTTTCTATTAAAAGGAATCGGGCCTTGTTCAATGCCATGATCAAAAACACACATATCTATTGGAAAGAAATCAATCATAGTATTGATGACGCCAAGAAATTGCCCTAGAAGTTCTGAACTTATGGATCCAGAACTGTCTACGGCCGCTAATACTTTATCGACATGGATTCTTTTATAGCCAGGGTGTATATATCCAGTCCTGCGGTTTGGTCTTTTCCTAGTAGACTCTCTGTCGTTCCAAATGATATTGCCGCAAAACTGGCGAATAAAAGGTTTCCAATTTATTTTGCGGGTTTGCGCGGCAAGTATTTGTTCTTTATCAAAGCCGGGAATATCCCCCCACATTTCATTGCGATCAATTTCTATGATCTTCGCCCGAACACGCTCGTCGGCGATTTCATTCTCTTTCCAATCATCGTGCCCATCAAGCATTCTAACTTTTATTTTTATATTTTTATTTTCTATTTTTTCGTTTGATTTTGAACTTTTTCCTGATTTATTATCGCCGCTTAAGTTTGAATTATTCTTCAAATTATCGCCATCCTTTTTTTCGCTCTTCGAGCGGGGCGAGTTCTTTAAATCATTTTTTTCATTGCCCGGCATTTCAATCTGTATCTGAACTTGAGGCGTTCTCTTTTTCAAGAATTCATAATACCATTCCGCAGATTGCCTTTCTTCTATATCCTTGTATATTTTTTCTTTCTTAAATTCAGATACATGACATCCTATTAACTTGCCATTTTTGTCTCTGGGTATCTTACAACCGTCATCTTCATGAATTAATTCATTAACGGCTAAATCATAGGCTATATTGCCTAGTTCATAATTATCGAACCGCCGGCTCGTACAATGATGAAGCACGAGATGAAGTATTTCATGATTAAGAACATAAGTTAACTCTTCGTCTTTAAGACTATCCACCCATTCCACGTTATAGGATAAATCAAAACGACCATCATCCGTAACGCGAACGCTCATTGTTGGGACATGTGCAGAAGGTGTTTTCCTCATCATACCCAGAATTTGATGAACAAACCGGCGGCGTATAATAAGAAAATTGATTGCCCATTCAAACCGCTTGATGGCTTTTAGTGAATCGTTTTCAGCCATTACAAGCCCCTTTCTATAAAAATGAGAAGGGCCGGATTATTTATCCGGCCCTATCACAATCTTTATGAATTAATAGCCGATTGTTTGCCAAGAAGCTGCATTGTATATTCCATAATTTTGGGGTGTTCTTTATACCACCGAGATGCTTCTTGCCGATATTTAAGCGTAAACAGGCTCCAAAAACCTGACGCCGCCTCTTTACTGATACAAAGATAAAATTTTGCCAGGTTATCCGACTGCTTCTTGTTCATCTTTTTATCGCCGTCAATGAGATATTCCACAAGTATTTTGCTGTAAAAAGCAACCTCGTTAACCTCCATATTAGAGAATGTTTTTTCCATATCCTTATTGAAATTGTTTAGAATTTCTTCCGGAGAAAAGATTTTATAATCTGTCCGGATATATTCTACAAAATTTAGGGCTATTGTCGTACCCAAATACCCCCTTGCTAAAAGAATGAGATAATCCAGCTTCTTTAATGGATCATAATTTTTAGACGCTTGATATTTAATTGCTTCGCTAAACATTACCCATGACCTGCGAGATGGGTAAACCACTCCTGGCTCTATTTTTTCCGGCGTATCCAAATCGTTAGGAATCTTGGTAATATATTTCACGATAGCGTCATGAACTCCAATAGATTTCGCATAATCAAGCCATTCTGGGACTGTAGGCTTGAAATCAATCACGAAAAATCTATCCTGAAGGGCTGGATCCATCTCAAGGACTTGATAAGATCCTTGACCGTCCGGGTCGCCGTTAATAGCCGCTACTACGCGCCATCCGGCCGGAAGCCGGTTCAAATTTAATCGATAATCAAGAACTATCTCAAATCCGGCTTGCTGGACTTCTCTTGGCGCCCTATCCAGCTCGTCTAAAAATAGAATACCACAAGAATCGGGATCGCGCGGAAACCATACGGGTAAGTCATGCACCATAACATTATTAATGGTCTCGACTTGATCTATATACTTTCCATCTTTAAATACATTTTTAGTCACCTTAAATGTATCCACTGACCGAGGGAGACCAATAATATCGCCGGCTTCCCGCTGGCTTAACCTGATATCAATAAATCCAAATGATTTTCCGGTTTCTACAGACAGCTCTTGCGCTGACTGTTTTACAACTTCAGATTTTCCAAGACCATGGCGGCCGCGGATAAGTATCGACTGGCGGGGAGGAAAATATTTCAAAGTAAACTTTGTCTGGCTGATATTCATAGAAACTCCTTTTAATAATTCTTGTATTAAGCAGGCTCAATTTTTGTACCAAGGCGTATTTCTTCAAGTATTGAAGATATATGTTCACAACGTTCAAGTCCTCCGACCCATACTACCGCCCGGCCTGTATTATGCGCCTCGAGCATTATAGCCGTCGCCTGTTGTCTTCCATACCCCGTCGCTTCCATTATCTGATTGACAACCTCATCCATGCTATGATTATCATCATTAAATAAAATGACTTTGTATGGCTTGCCAAGATTGATGTTAACGTTAGTTTTGTTGAGTATTTGTTCCATATTATACCTACTTTATAAATTTGTATTTTGAAGATTTCAATCTTTAGATTTAATTCTTATTTTTTTTAGTCTTTGTTCTAATGCCATTTTTCCAGCCTCTGTTTTCATAGTTCCAATAAGAAGCGGTATTTCAGATTTAGGGCACTCCAAGGCTTGTCGCCGTTCTATTATTGCCTGGCAATCGCTTCTATCATAAAAATTCTTCAATTGTTCATAACTACAATGCCGTGCAATAATTTTTGACCATGCTTTCATAGGACCTTGTATTAAACCTCTAAAAGAGTTTTCACTGAGCTCTCGTATACTTAAAAGAAAATCTTTCCACGATTTCATTTCACGACCGAGCTCTTGTTTCATGAATTCAAAGGCATTACAAGGGCATGAATCTGAAAACATTAATGTAAAAATTTGTGATCCTATATTTATATCTTCCCAGTTACCACAATCTTTTGTTATAGTCATCCCTTTTGAATATATTACGGCTTCGGGTTGTATTTCAAAGATGGATTCAAATAAATCGCCGTGTGCATGCCAGCATCCATATAAACTTATTTTTCCACTATATAGTATTCGATATCCAAGGTGATCATATGAACGGGCCTTGATTCTAAAATGAATTTTATTTCCATTGCGTTCTAAAAATAGAAATTTAAGATTTCCATGGTATTTTTTTTCATTTACGCGGGCAAGGGCTTGCTCCATATCTTGTATATTAACGCCTTTTATTAACATTGTTTAAGTTTCCTTTCTAGCTCTTTTTTTCCTTCGGCGGTGGTTAACTGATCTATAAGCAGAGGAAGTTTATCCGGTTCGGTTTTATTAACAAGCTGAATCTCTTGAAAAAGTATTTGAAACTGAAAAACCTTTCCGCTATATCTGCATTTTACGCATTCACAATATGAATCCTCATCCCATTCGGTATCCCCTAAACTCTCAGTGCCACTATCATAGACTGTCATAATGGCTTTAGTTTCGATTAAAAAAGGCTCTTCCGATTTGCACTCAGGACACCTCATCCCCGCCAAACAATTTGTATTAGACATTAAAAACCCCCTGAAAATTGTAATATTTTTATTTTAGTTGTTTTTTCAATTCGCATAATCTATAATAAAATATAAGGCTTATTGTCACTATTCAGGAACACATATGCGTAATGAAAGAATAAGTCAAGTCATTTCATACATTCCAGTTCCTTGGATTTGTAACGGCAAAATAACCGGCAAAGTTGAAGGTTCGCCTACGTATTGGGTTAGAGTCGAAAATACTCCGCTTGGGGCGTTAAACGCCGATATAAACGCTGTACCAATATACCAGCCGGGCGGCTCCAAAGATTATAAGCCAAACGATCACGTCAAAGTTCTTCTTGTTCATCATTTCAATATTGATTCAAATCAATTTGAAGGCGTCGCCCGAATGTATAAAACATATATACTTGGGCTGTATGAGCCTGAAGCGATGATAGATACCAAAATTCAAAATCCAATTACTGAAAAAGGAAATGACAGAACCGTTATATCACACGAGAACAGCCAGGGCGCTATCGTAATGACTGATAACTATGAAATGATACAATCCCCTGGCGGAGCTGTATCGAAAGTTATGAAAGCGTTTGGTGTTGGTGTACATAAAAATTGTGAATATACTAAAGCGCAAAATTTTCATCGAATAATTTCACATTCAGATGAAAAATATTTTTCTCGTGAGCATTTCGGTCTTTTTGATGGAAAAACTCTTGAAGATGAGCAGACAAACGTGTCTCCAATAGATTTTCTTATTAATTATCGAAGATTCGTTCAACAGACAAAAGAACCTGATAAATGGGTTTCTTTATGTGAGGGCGCATACGCTCCATGGGTCGGCGCGAATAACAGCAATACGTCGATGATAATGGGGAAAGACGTTCTTTTTACCAAAATTATTAATAATCAATCAAAGCGATTAACGATTGAAATGGGCGAGCCAGGTCAAGATTTTTTTCTTTTAAGAATTGATGACATAAAAATTGGAGAATATACCGCGCCAACAGAAGCCGGAGCTACTCCAGGCGTTATTGGAAATAAATTTAAAATAGGAATAAGTGACGAAGGAGCCGTTGAAATATACGCGGCCGGCAAAGGCATTCCAATTTCAAATATAGCCGGATTTAAATTATCGTTATCGGCTGATGGTGAATTAAAAATTCAATGCGCTAAAAAAATCACCATTACTCACGGCGACGCTGATGAAAATATAAACTCAATCAGCCTTGATCCTGTTAATGGCGTAGAGATAAAATCTCTTGCCGGGTTTAAAGTAAATGGAAAAAAATTAGTAAATGAAAATTTCTTAGACTGGTTGAGTAATAACCAGGCCAGCCTTGTTTCATCCGTTTTGCCGCCCGGTAGTCCGTGTCCAATGTTTCCTGCGACATTGGCTTTATTTCAGACTCAAAAAAATTTGCCTGATAGCGCTCTTGGTTTTTTAACGGCAAGCGTCCCTGTTCCAGCGACAGGGGTTAATCTTCAAACGGATTTGTTTGAAACTGTGCCTGTGGGATAAAAAAAGCTGGGCGGGAAGCACCCCGCCCTTTCCTCTTTACAGCCAGCGCCGACGCTTCCGCCGGCGCCTTGCTGCTGCCGCGGCCGCTATAATAGCAGCCGCTGTTGCCGCTGTCGCCACGGCAACTTTTTTAATGTTAATAATCATATTACCCCCTTTCTATTTATATTTATACCAGAAATTCTTGCAAAATAACATCATACAATATATTATATTATACATAATCCAGAGGAGCGCCTATGATTACAATTAATGACACTGTTATTAAAAAGCCGGTATTTGAAAAAGTCTCTGAATTAACTATGACAGGAGACATTACAAAATGGCATGAAATGATTATGAACCAATTCTTTGAAGAAGTTGATTTTTTGCCGCAAAATATTGGAGTTGACGTCGTATTAAGCGCCGTTGATACAAATAAAGGCTATGGAAAGGGAAGTGTTGTCGTTTGGTTTAAAAGAAAAAAAATTAATTTTCCTATTATTATTAAAAATTTTAAATTGAGCCCATTTGATGTTATGGTATATAATGCCAACGGGGAACAAAAATATCTTCCTGCTAATTTTGAAAATATAAAAAGAATAATATCAACTGATCAGATCGGGGTTCTTGAAAATATTTGGGATAAAGGAAATAACCAAATGAATTCAATTAAAACCCCGGGCGGCGTATATCCAAAACAATTAATTCCCATTACCGACCAGCCGATCGATATGACATACCCGCCATTTGCAAAAATGTCAGGATGGAGAGAGCGGGCTTACAAAGAAGATCTTGAAAAATTTTCGACGTTTATAGAAAGTAACCCGGAAATAAAAGCAAATTATGTCGATAATACCGGAGATTTAATTACAAATATTATTAATCTTGCAAATAGTAAAAAACAAATAATCACCGATACTGACAAGGTCAAGAATATCGATTTAAAAGGCCTTGTATCGGCAAAAAGGGCGATAACAATTATAGACTCGGAAATATTTGACGTTAATCAACTTCAACCCATATTTCCTCCAGCCGTGTGCGAACTAAGATTATATGAATATCCTACAATGGAAGATTTCTTGGAAAGCGGAGAAAATATGAGTGAACGGTTTATGGCGACAAAAAATGGAAAGCCAATTGTCGGCATAGTTCTTGATATGAAAGATACAGAAAGCCTTTCTTATAACTCCCCTGCAATAGAACACGCATCAATGACGAATTTAGAAAAAGAAAAATTAGTTAGACAGCCTCGCGATCAAATTTTTATATCACTTGATGGCAGTTGTTATTCAGAATTCTATGATTATTCTAAAACTGGTATTGGATTTTATGGCTCTAAAATTATTCAGGTTGTCCCGGGAATGATTGATAAAGTTCTGAAAATTATTTCAAATAATATTAGTGATGATTTTACTTTTATCAATGAACAAAATAGATATGACGGTTCGGATAAATTATTCAATCCGATTGATACAATGGATCAGGGTCAACAAAATATTTTTTATAATTGTCCGCGCCCTTCTAAGCTTGTTGTAATTTATGGTGCAAATAATTGTTTTGAATGTATAATGTTTCGCGGCAATTATAAAAAAATAATTGTTAACGGGTCTCCGGTTTATACCTCACAAAAAACCGTCATAATACCCGCAAATGTTGCTATAATTCAAAAAGTCAAATCAGTTAAAGATAAAGTTTATCAGATTGCCGCGCTCGGTGCCAATGAGATATTTTTAATCCCAGAAACGTCAATTGTTATTAACACAAAATATATGCATCAATATCAACCGTCTGAATTTTTACGCCCAAATCTTCCTATTCAAAAGATATTTGAAGATGCAAATATAAGCAAAACGTCTGTTGAAATTGACGCAAACGCTGGAGGGTATAGAATCGTCGGCGAGCCATATGATAACCTAAAAAAAATTGCCGGTGATAAGCCGCTTTCTACAAAATCCGCCATTAATGCGCTTCATATCATGGGAATGGAAAAGAAAGCGGCGGAAACGGCATTAAAACATGTAATCAATCGGTATCTTAACAAGAATGCGTCCGACAAAAAAGTGTTTATATATGGATTAAGAGGCGATTATATTAATCCTGAATTTAAAATTGAAAAGAAATCGTCGCATGAGGAAGTTTTGAAAAAAATAGCCTCTATTCTTCGAAAGAACCTTATTAAAGAAGCGAGCGCTCTTAATAACCCTGACGCTGTTGATGTTGTTCTTTCTCTTAATTTTATTAATAAGGATAATTTGATTGGTTTTATAAATAATATCGGAGAAATGAAAAGAATTCTTTCTGAGCTTTCAAAAATGCTAATAGCATCACGGTTAGGGCTGTCTGATCTTGATGAGTCGGCAATTAAAAAGACCATGGAAGGCCTTGATGACGTTATTCATGGTCTTGAAAATATTAAGCTTGCTATTAAATAGAAAAAAATTATGAACTATCAACCGCTGCTGATTTCTTCCCTTAAAAAAGCCATAAAAATAAAAAAACTTGAAAAAAAATATAAAAATTATAAAGATATTGAAAAAGACGCCTCAATTTCTTATGGCTTTTGGGGTAAGTTATTAGAATTTTATAACCGCTCACGAGACTTTGGCCGAAAGTGAATTGAAATAGTTCAAAGAAGATTGTGTCTAGTCTGAAAGTGCCATTTCAACTAATAAATAAAAAAAAGCCCTTTCGGTCGGGAAAGGGCTTTATTATACATTACACAGAACTCACCTGGCTGGGGGTCGGGGGAACAGCCAGGTGACCTGGCGTCCGACCCGACGGGTCAGGGCGACAGTTGAATCGGCGTCTTTTTCATTTATTGATTTTGCAATAAATGAAAAATAGCCGACAATCAACTCTCAACTTTTATCAATAGAAACATTGATAATGGGTTTTATCCCAAGCTTCTGTGATGTATTATCTTCTCATCTTTTTCCTAATATAAGAAATGGCAGGCACAATTTGACGAACATAATCGGCTGTCGCTTCGATTAATTTGTCAATTGCCATTACAATTTCAGAGACCTCAAAATTAAACGCGGACTCTTTCCTTTTTTCTTCATCAACAGCCATAAACCCTCCTATTGAAAATTGTTAATAAATTAACATTTCGATAGGCGTTCTTTGACCATTCTGTCTACTTTGATGTTGAATTCATCTGACGAATGGCCTTTGACCCATCGAATATGGAATGACCGGAACTCGGAGGATAAATGATCCAGCTTCTTCCAATATTCGACGTTTATGACTGTTTTTTTATTTGTTTTTTTCCAATTATTTTTTTTCCATTCTGGAAGATATTCAAAAAAATTGTCGCATACATATTTTGAATCGGTATATACGATGACAGAATGCTTTTTTGATATTTCATAAAATTTATTAGTATAATCCATCAGCCGCTTCGCACCGGCGATAACGGCAAGTAATTCCATTTGATTATTAGTAGCGTTATCTCGTATTCCAGAATTATACATCAATTCTTTTTTTGAAGAATCAAGAATAATATATGCATACGCGCCTGGACACCCTGCGTCTCGTTTGTTTCCTATACACCCTCCGTCAGTATATATAATAAATTCCATTATACCGCCTGAGTTGATATTTGCATTTTCTTTTCAAACTCAATAAGTTGGTTCATATATTTTTGACCTTTATTATGGTCAATAGACATAAGATATGAAGCCCATCCTTTTAATTGTCTTATCAATGATTTTGTTGTATGTTCTTTATTTTTTACGGTTGCATGATGCACTTTTGCCCTAAATAACATTACCAATTTTCGTTTGACAGACGTTTTTTCATTGACGACAACACCGCACACCTTCATGCATCCGCCGCGATTTTTCCAAATTGTTTTCTTCATATTTGGTTTAAACCCGAACGCCCAAAGAAGGCGGTATGCTTTTTTTTGAACTATGGCTTTAAGATCGTTTTTATCAAGGCTCATACTGCTGAACGCCATATCATCGGCGTATCTTGTATACACTATTCCTCTTTCGCCGCAATATTTAAGCATTTTTTCGTCATATCCCCGCATTACAATATTTGCAAGCATTGGCGATGTAGGAAATCCTTGCGCAGTATGTCCCGAAATTGTGCAAAGCTCTATTATTCTTTTAAATAAAGATTGATACCCTGTTGTTTGGCAATATTCTGGAATAAATAACGCTTTTATTTCTTCGCATTTATATTGATAATTTTTCAATTTATTATGATATAATGATGGGTGGCAAAGCCCGTACATCATTCTTTCATAATATTTGCAAAGCCTGCAAATATTTTTATTCCCAAATAAACAATTCTGTAAATGATGTACGGATATTGTATCAAAAAAACTTTTAATATCAATTTTTCCTATTGATTTTGCCCCAACATGCGGCAGCGCGTTTGTTTTTATACTTCGCCCACGAACAAACCCGTGAGCAGCGCTTGAAGGCCTATATCGCATTAAAATTTTCCAATAAATGGCTTTTTGTAGATATTTTAAATCTTTATCTGGAGCGATAATAATTCTTTTACTTCCATCGCTTTTTGGTATTTGAATTCTTTGAACATGATGTTCTTTATTTGCAATAACATTATCAATAAAAGAAATATCTTTTCCAAAAATATTTTCAATATCAAAGTTTGATTTTATCTCCGGCATTTGATTTTGCCTCCTGCTCTTTTTGGGATTGTTTTCTGGCCTCGTCAATATCCATTCCCGTCTTAACAAGTTCAATCGCGCGCTTTTCAACATTATCTTCCTTATCTACTCCGTATTTTTCCATGTTGTCGGCCCCTTCCGCAGAATTTGTTTTAGTTTTATTGAAATAACAATCAACATCATCAAGAAATTTATTTTCATCCTCATTTTTTATAAGACACGCGCCGACTGAAAAATGCCCGCCGCCGCGGCCATATGAGAGATTTCTAAAAAATTCTCCAATATTGATTGTATTCTGCTTTCCGCACCATTGATTATAACCCATTTGAATATATTTATGATGCGGGCCTGATAATGATATTCTGATTGCGTATTTAATATCCGGAATCATTAAGAACTCGGAATATCTTGGAAACTGTCCCTGCCTGGTTTGATGAATAATCGAACAATCCCCGAATTTCAAAATATTTTTCATAATTTTCAAGGCAATATTTTTTATATTTTTTACCTCTTGATATGTAATACCCATTTTTTTAATGGCATATCCAACATCGCATTTATTTAAAGCGATATTTTCTACGATTCTCGAATATGTCATATCAGAGGGGAAGGTGGTCTCAATGTATGCCCGAAGAATCATGAGCGGGTGGTCTGATTCAAAAATAAATTGCGGGGATGGAAACGACGCCGAATCAATCATATTTGCCATTGCCGATAAATCAGGAAAATGATCTCCAAATTTTTTGGTCAATATTTGAACAAGAGATTTTGCGGAAGGGTCATACCAAATATTATCCGTCATGATTTGGTCTGGACCAAAATCCGGACTATAATGATGATCCGCCCAAATTGTGGCTCTTTTATTAAATTCAAAATCGAAAATGGCTAATTCTTCGTTTATCGGTATTTTTTCTAATATTTTTTTTAATGTTTCCCCCCTCATCGTCGAGTTTACCGGATGTAAACAAGACGTAAAATAATTGAACTTTTTTTCTTGTGCATTATAATGCAAGAATAGGCTTGCTGATATTATCCCATCAACATCGTTATGAAAAATGATATGCTCCAAGCCGCCTCCTTTGTGGTTTAAGTTATAAAAAAGAGCTTGTTATGGTGAATAAACTGAGTCCGACTTATTGATAAAGGACTCTCATAATAACAATACCATAATTAAAAATAAAATAACACTTATGGCTTCAATATACGACGGTCGGTGAGATTTCCAAGTTTTTTATTTTTATTGACGGCGGGTCTCAAATATTCGGATCCTTTTGGCGGGACGCTTTTTTTTAGAATATATCGAAGCGGTTGAATATCATTATTTCTTCTGGCTGATTCTAGAGTATCATTTTTGGAAAATGTATTATTTGTTTTAATCGTTTTTCCACGATATATATTTGAAAAACTTTTTGAGAGATTAAGCGTTGAAATTATTTGAGCTAATTTTATAATCATTATTATGCGCTGTAGCTTTCAAATACATTCCCGATTTTGCCGGCGCCATATGTTGCCGCGCTGCCGGCCCCTATTTTAGCCGCTGGTTTTATCCAACGGCCGCTCCCCATATAATTTGAAAAACGCCTAAAAATACCAGGTCTAGGATTTAAATAATTTTCAAAACTTTTTAATGCTGACGGCGCCGTTCGTTCAATACTTTGAAAAACTGATGGAGCGTATTGTTTTACGGCTGAATATGCGGCTCTGGCGAATGGCCTAGCCATTCTCCCTATACTATGAACAGCCCCTCTTGCTAACATTCCGCCAACAGTCCCTCCAATAAATCTTAAAACTCCAAGCTTTTCAAGTTCGTCTTGAAAAGCTTGGCGATAAATGTCTTGCAATATTTCCTGTTTATTCATTGTTTCAGTCGCTCATAGATTTTCCAATTGCGAATCCAGCCATACCGGCGCCAATTGGAACGACCAAATCATTTTTTTCAAGCGTTTTTAAATATTTTGGAATCCGTTTTAAATACTTTTGCTTGATAAGTTTTCTTAGAAGCGGATTCTTTGCAATTTTTTCCATTTCATTCTTCCATCCTTGATGGCGAATTTGATCAAGAATGGCCTTTTTATTTATTCCACTTTTCCTTTTCATTTGCTTCCCATAATTTAACCCTTTATAAAAATATGTTCGAGCAATTTCTTGATTTTCAATCGCATTACGGTTAATAAATTCCCTTGCCATAGCATTCGCCATGTTTTCGGCGCCGCTTTTTTTTCCAGATTGATACGCCAAAGCTCCGACGGCGGTTGGCGTTCCTAATGCAGCGCCGATTGCCGCAGCCTGAACGGCAGGATTTTTTGCCAATTTATATACTTTTCTTGCGGTATTGATTTTTTTTAATATATTTGGCATGCTTCCCTCCTTTTATATATAATATAATTAATAATAATATAATATAAAATATATATTTATATATATATGAGTAAGGTACCTTTTGAAAAATTTATTATATCGCTTTTATTTTCAAATAAAAGCATACCATTTATCGTCGATAAACTTAAGACATTTAATTATCATGTAAAAGACGAAGAAGTGTCTGAAATATTCGACGATATTAAGGGCATATTGCCGCCTAATATTGTAAATCTTTTAAATGCAGGAAATATCTTAAATTTGGACGATCCAAATCATGTTCAATGGCTTAAACAATTTGATATATTTGAGATTTTTGAATATATGCATAAAAAATATGATAATCCGCCGTTATATTATAAATGGATTGATGATATTATTTGGGCTCATACTTATGAAGACGTAATGACATTAATAAATATTTTTATGTTTAATGGAGAACCGTTTGACTCAATTTCTGATATTATTATGTTTAAATATAGAAAAAAAATTGGCATAGACGCGCTGCAATTATATCAAAAATTATTTTGGAATTCAAAAAATATGACGTCAAAAGAGGCCATGTACTATTGCATTCCGTTTAGAACAAACACGGTTGTTGTTAGAAAAATACGAATGGGCAATGGAGAAATAATAAATTCTGAAGAAAATAATGATGGATCAGATATAAATGTTCTTTTTTATGACAACAATTACATAAAATGGAAAATAGGATATAAAAATGTTAAAATCCCAACCGCTAAAGATTTTTTTGATTCCGTAAAAAAAGATAGCTTTTTTAAATATCAAGAAGTGATGAATATGACCCAAAGTGTTGAGGTTTTTAGCGAAGAGGGCGTTAATGATAAAATAGGAGCGTATAATATTCATCGTATATCCAAAAGAAATGTTGAAGAACAGCGCGCAAAATTATCAAAAATGTGGCTTGATATATACTTAAAAGCCAATGAATCCGCCCCTGAAACCAAAGAGAATGAAGATTTTTTTAATAAACTCGAGCAAGTATCGCTTGATTTCAATGATGATGAAAAAATAGTCGACATTGGAAGCGTTCCAGACATTTTGAACGATATTAAAGGGGATATATCGTAACGCCGATCGGCAAATAATTTTAACCAGTATCGGCCCCCTATATATGCGGGAAAATTCAAAAATGAATATACGCCCATCTGATTTTGCCTGTAAAATCTTTCATATTAACGGCATGCCTTTTCAAATGCCAAAAAATTCTATGAGGCATTTATATCCTATTTATAATAAACCATCAAGAACAATATTACTTAAATTTGGCAGACAAACGCATAAATCGACTACTTTAGCAAATAAGCTAGCTCTTCCGTCGATAAAATATCCAAATTACCATTCTTTATATGTCGCCCCGACAGGGCATCAAGTGTCTGTTTTTTCGACTGATAAATTAAATGGAGCGCTTCGCGGATCGAATATAGTTCGTGATTATTTTATGAACACCCAAACAAGAGATCAAATATCATATAAAGAATTGGTGAATGGAAGCAAGATATATCTTCGATCCGCCTTTCATACCGCCGACTCAATTCGCGGCATTTCAGCTGATAGCGTCATTATAGACGAGATTCAAGACATTATTAGCGATCATGTGTCCGTTATCGAGCAATGCATGAGCCATAGTATGGCAAAACACGCGATGTTAAAAGAGCAATGCCGCGATATTCCAAAGCATTTGTTTCACTGCAGTATGTACGCCGGAACGCCAAAAACAATTGAAAATACCATGGAGAAATATTGGCAGCAATCTACTCAAAACGAATGGATAATAAAATGTCAACATTGTAATAAATATAATTACATAAATGAATACAATATAGGCGATACTTGTCTTATATGCAATAAATGTAAAAAGCCAATATTTTATGAAGATGGTCAATGGGTTTCCATGAATTCGAACGGATTTATAGAAGGGTACCGCCTTCCGCAAATAGTTTTAAATTGGATTAATAACAGAGAAAATCCTGAATCATGGAAAACACAAGTCATAGATACAAGAAAAATTTATTCTACAGAAAAATATTTTAATGAAGTTCTAGCTTTACCATATGCAAACGCAAAACACCCTATAAGCATTGTTGAAATTAAGGCTGTATGTAAACAATACCCGCCAATGTCCGAGAATGATAGTGCATCGCATCCAATGATTAAAGGGTATATGAATTTCGCCGGCATTGATTGGGGAAAAGGAGATACGGCAAGCGGAACATCGTATTCGGTCCTTTCAATATGCTCACAAATAAAAAATAGGTTCAGTCTTATATTTAATAAGAGATATACAGGAAGGCTGTCAGACCCTTTAATTCAAATAGACGACATGATTCGTCTTATACATTTATTTGATTGTAAAATAGTAATAGCAGACACCGGAGACGGTAGAGTATCAAACGCCATAATGGTTGAAAAGCTTGGAGCGGAAAGGTTCGCTGAAGTATATGAGCATGGAACAATTCGTAAAAAAATTCATTGGGACGGCGCTAAAGGACATTACCTCATTAATCGTACAAGAGTTATGACTGACGTAATAATGGAAATAAAAAGAAATCAAGTCGATTTCTTCAGATTTGAAGATTTTGAACCATATGCTCAAGATTTTACCGGTATATATGCCGAATATAGCGAAAGAACCCGTTTAACAAGATATGATCATGTTGTTCCTGACGATTGTTTTCATGCATATATGTTCGCAAGAATAGGAAAAGCGATTATAACCGGCGAATATTCAAGATATTTAAGTCATGCTCAAGATTGGGACGACACTTCAGACCCGGGGGCGATTACATTACCATGACACAAATAACTTTTAAAGGGTTTAAGCAGGTGATTAAGGAGGCGCCGAAAAAAGCCTCTCAAACGCCGTTTCTTGGAAGAATGGCTATGCTTCCAAGAGATCCAGTAAAAAGCATGCGGCAGCAAATTATAAAACAGATACAATATAAGCCTGTTCATACATTAAAACAACCTAAAAAAATAAAAGGTTCAGCCATAGTAAAAGAGTGGCGAGGAGGCGCAATCTCATGATAAAAGAAGCTCCGTTTAAATCAGAAGCTCAAAGAAGATGGATGTTCGCTAATCATCCTGAAATTGCCAAGAGATGGGCGAAACACACGCCAAAGGGGAAACATCTTCCTGAGTATGTTAAAAAAGCGATGCTTGAATCATTTATAAAAATCGCTAAAAAATTGAAAAAACTTCCTCCTGTGCCTATGGCTATTCTTGAGCAACAGGAAGCGCAAATGATTATGGATGAAAAAAGAAAAGGGTTAAGTCCGGCAGCCGCTAGGGCTGGAAAGACGGTTCGATTGTATTGAACTACCCCTGCCTAAAGGCAGCGGCTTCCTGCTTCATTGTCAATAACTTATGATTGTTACCAATCAAAGAGGTCATCAACTCCACAGGCTTGACTTCCCTACGTTCCGTAGGTAGTTTTTTACTTTCTAACATTATATTCATGGCTGAATTTACATCCCTGTCCATTTTGCTTCCGCAAAATGGACAGTCGTGAACCACCCTTGCCTAAAGTCAAGGGCTTCTAAGGACGAGCTAACTGGAGTTAGGTTGGAGTCCTTAAGGCTCGTACCGAGCCTGAGTATATTTAGTGCGGCATTCAAATCTCTATCTAAGGAGCAATTACAATGAGGGCAGTTGTGGATTCTAACAGACAGGTTTTTAGGAACTTCTTTACCACACTGACTACAAAGTTGAGAGGTATTCTTGGGGTTGACTTTGATTACTTCTCTCCCAGCTTCTTCCGCTTTGAAGCGAAGTATCTCAAAGAACTGAAACCAAGCCACGTCTCTCATGCTCCTATTAAGATTAGTATACGTTTTCCAATAAGTTCCCACCCTGCTTGTTTAAGAGTGAAGGAATCGTACCTACTTTTTCCCTTGAACCTAGGAAATCCAGGAGTCTGTCCTTTTTTGATTCTGCTAAAGAAATTTTTGTATGCCTTATCCAAACGTTCCACTACGTCTTGAAGTGTCTGAGATGGGACTTTTGTGAATTCTGGAAAAGCTTCCTTGAGTTCTGGAAGTTGTTTTTTTTGGTCATAGCCCGAAACAGACCTCCCAAGACTTTTCCAGGAGTCTTTACGCTGTTCCAGACAAAGATTATATACTTGACGACAAAGCTCAAGGACTTCAAGCGTCTCTTGGTTTCAGTTTCTTTGTTCGTGTAGGCACTGTACTTGAAACTCTTTTTCATTTTGAATCTCAAGTTAGTTATTACTTCTTTAGACAACCTAATTATACTAAAATTCCGAAGAAAAGGCACCTATTTTTCGTATTCATCCCCTCCCTAAAGTAAGGGGTTTTCTGCTAGTTTAGGATAAATACCTTTTTCAAATTTATACGCATTTATGTTAATTTCAAAATTTTGATTTGCGCGTTTAATTTCATCAATACCGTCATGCGCTAAAGACGCAAATTCTAATATTTCTTTTACTGTTTTCTCAAAAAGATTGTCATACCATTCTTCGGACTGTTGATATTCACCAAGAGACGTTAGCCGGAATTCGTTAATAAGATTTTTTTTAATTGTTACAATGGCTTCAAATGGAATTCGATTTTTTCCATGTTTTGAAATTACAAACTCAAACATTTTTGAGACAAATGATTTAAAAATATCTTCAAGAAGCTGTTTTTTATCCAATTTAGGGTCGGCGTTTAAAATCGATTTTTTTAAGTCTTCTTGAAAATTCATTAGAATTCCTTTCTTTTATTATTTTATATTAATATAATAAAAATTATGACGCCGTATGACGAAAATATTTATAAAAATAACGATTGAAAGTTAAAATATATTATATTACAATATACATATGAAGAATATATCAAAAAATTTCCTTGCCTTCATAAATAAAAACCCCAATTTTGGACGACAAACATCCAAAAGCTTGCTAAGATTTGTGCCAAAAATTACGTCAACTGCAAAAACAAGGGCGATTAATGTCGCAAAAGAAATTGGAAATAACACAGCGTGGGCGGCAGGTGTTTTAGCGGGCGGTTCATTATTATATCCATTTTTTACTCAAAGGGAATTTTAATGTCAAACGATATTATTCAAAAAATTAAAAATATAGCTCATGAAGTCGCGGAAAAATATCTTCTTTTCGGCGACAACATGAATGATACTATTACCGAAAAATACAATAATAATGAAATTGATAATAAAGAAATGCTAAAAAGAATATGTGAGCACGCCAATCAAAACGTTTATCTTGCAAAATTTCAAAATCAATCGGGGCGAAAAAATATTTCTTTTGAATTAGCGGATTTTGATACAATCAAAAAGAACATAGAAGAAAGCGAGAAATCTATGAAACTTTATGAAACTCCCCCTGACGATTTTAGATCATCGCTTGAAATTGTCGCCGATATCCTTCCTAAAACTGAAGAGGGTGAGGGGGAAGGGGAAGAAAAAACAGCCGGCATTGATAAAATGGCGATGTATACTCTTCATGAATACAAACAAGTATTTGTTAAACTTGCAAGCGCAATAGAAAATCTAAAAATATCTTCAATGCAGGAAATCGAATCTAATTTTGATCTTATCAGCCGCAACACAAAAAGGATGGTCGCTAATGGCGAATCTCTTGGCGATATTTCCAAAATCGCTTGTCGATGCATCCAAGAAGACGGAATTAATCCTACTCCAGTTATGAAAACATACGCAATTATTGAAAAGGAACTTGTGAATAACGGATTTAATGTGCGAACTGATTTTACAAAAATATCATCATTAAAAATTAATCATTCGTCTGAAGCGTTAAAGCCGGTCAAATCATTATCATTAGCTTTTGAGAAAGTCTCCGCTTTTAATGAAATGCTGGTTAATATCAATAATGTAATTAAAATGTTTGATGATTTTATTAAAGAGCGTAGAAAATGATAATTGATGAAATTAAATATAATATTTTATCCAAATTTGTTAATAATAAACCCGAGCCTGTTACTAACGCTAGAAGGGTTAGGGACGCTGCGCTTATGGCGGCAGGCACGGCTTTTGCAGAAATATTAACGCGTTATGGGATCAAAAAGCTTCCCCCAAAAACATATTCTAGATTAATAGCGCCATTTATAAAAGAAAAAAAACCAAGTCAATTTAGATTATTTAATCCAGAAACATTTATTCCAAATGTCGTAAGCGGCGCTATACTCGGAGCTTTTGATCAAGACGTAAAAAACGCCATTATCAAATCAAAATTTAATAAAAAATTAAAAGAAAACGCTATTAAAGCTTTAAAAAAAGAAAGAGAAATATCTTTTGGGATTTATCCATATAAATACAAATTTGAAAAAACATCGGGGCTTGAGGATATCACAATAAAAGGAATAAAAGGCATTGGACATCTTGGGAAAGTTATAGGATACGGCCTTGTCCCAATGGGCAAAGGGAAATTGGGCGTAATTGGAATGAAAATTGTGGGGCGCAAAAATCAGTTCCCTTTATCACATAAAATATTTGGGCTTGGCGTAAAAAGCGGAATCGCAACTGGAGCATATTTAGGCGGAAAAGAATTATATAAACTAATAAATGAAAAAAAATATCAAAATTATACGACATTATTAAGAAATAACATTCTTACTGGACGCATACAACCTGACGAATTAAACGAGGAAGAGATCGAGGCGGTAAAAGAATTGGGACTAAAATGAGCGGTAATTGGAAAAAATATTTTTTTAAAGAAATGGAAAAAAGGGCTTGGAAAATATTTAGCCCTGGAAATATTTTTTGGGGTGCTACGACTATTGGAGGAACGGCGATGGATGTGGCGGCTAATAAAGCTCAGGTAAAATCAGTTTTAAGCCCCAAAAAACTTGAAAATGATTATGGATATATGTTTGATAAATCAACCGTTAATTTAAGAAATCAAAACCGATCACTTTTCAGATAAGGAATCCACAATTTATGAACTCAAAAATTGAAAAAGCGGCGGCCAGCCTTTTAAAAAAAGGCAAAATCACACAAGAGGAATTTAATCTTCTTAAAAAAGCGCGGATTGGCCGTAACCTGCCTTTGCCGAGGCTCAAGGCAGGGCTTGAATTTAGAAAATCCGTTCCAATCATAAGCGAGGCGATCCCAAAACAAGTTCTCCCATGGCTTCAAGGCGGAGCGTATGGTCTTTTTGGGGCAGCCCTTCTTAAACAACTTTTGAACCCGGTTTCTGAAAAAATAAAAGCTCATCAATCATATAACCAATTAATCAAAAAAAATCCTATTCTTGCCGAAAAAGATCCTCAAGAGATTAAAGATTATTTTAATGTAATTCAAACTTTTTCACCGAAGGCCGCGTCAAATCCCCTTGTCGCTGGAGCATTGATAAATAAAATGATGGAATTTGGCGGTGTTGATCATAAACTGGTTCAGGATCTTGCCTCAATTCAGTCCGGTCTTAAATCAACAGACGCAATGAGTCATTTGACCGGAGCCGCTGCGCGATCATTGATGACAACAGGCGTAATGGAAACCGGCGGCAACATTGGCTTTGGATAATATCAAAAGAAAGCGAAGCGTACAATTACGTTAATCATAATAAGACAAACGATTTATTGAACAAATTTTATGAAAATCAATTATATTGAATTTGAAAAAACGGCCGGTCCAACGGGAAAAGCCTTACTTACTCTTGCCAAAGCGACCGGCAGGCTTATTAAAAGACATCCTTTGGCTATTCTTACAGGTCTTGGGGGGCTTGGCGTTTTAAATATTGCGCTGAATCTTGGCAATAAATTAAGAGGAGCGCATCAAATTTTTAATGAAACCGGTAAACGCCAAGTCATGAATTATCAAACCGAACTTTTAAAACAAATTAATGAAAATATAAAACAAAAAAATTTAAGTCAGACGCAAAAACAAAATATTCCTATTACTCCACCGCTGAGATAAATATATGATTAAATATGTTGAATTTGACTCAATTGATGAAACCGGAAAACATATTATTCCGGCCAATTCTATTTATGATTTAAATAAAACAGCGTCAGACACATATTCCCCGGAAATCATGAAAGTTATTTCAAGCATTCAGAGAGACCCAAAGAGATATTATGTCGTTGTTAACGCTCTTGGATCATATGAAATATGGGGCGCAAATAGAAATGGCGATGCTTTTCCGGAAGACGCTCTTAAACATGTGTCTTTGCGCACTGACATGGGAACTCCAAATGATTACGGATACAAAACATTTGAATATTACGCAAAATGGTTTCGTAATCATGTTAATAAAGAAAACAGTCCATCTTTTGGCGAAGTTATTTTTTCTCATTGGAACCCGACCCTTCATAGAGTAGAATTAATAGTGGCTATTGACACGGAAAAAGACGGCGAAACTATACAAGCGATTGAAAATGGAGATCTTGTCAGTGTAAGCATGGGATGCAGAGTCCCGGAAGATTTTTGTAGTATTTGCGGTAATAAGGCAAAAAGCAGAAAAGAATATTGTTTACACGCCAGAGACCATCTTGGAGAAATCGTGACCGAGGAACTCGCCAGAAAATGGTCTGCACAACTCGGTAAAACAATTATTCCTGGTATGCAAGTTTTTGTATGGAATAGAAAACCAAAATTTTTTGATATATCAAAAGTTTATGTGGGGGCCGACAGAACCTCCTATATTCTTGGCAAAGCCGCGGCAAAAAAAACAAAAGCTCGTTCTAGCCTTGATATTGCAGAATCGTATGGAATTACTGATTCTATGATTGATAAAGCCGCCGCTGTTAAAAAGATAGGAGATATTGACAAAGAAGTCGGGGCGCTCGGGCCGTCGGATATAGACGGATCGGTTCGGCCGATAAATCCATTAGAAATACTTCCTAAAGCAATTAATGAAAAAATAAACAAAAGCATTGATGAAGAGCCGGTATTGCCAAGAGAATTTCTTGATGGGATAGCAAAAACAAGACCTCTTGGCTCAATATTTTCTACGATGCTTGGTCTTGGCATTTTTCCAAAACCGGTTGAAGTTCAAAGAATCGTTTTAGTGCATATCGGCCATAAACCTCTTGCGGATCAGCTTGAAGAAAATGATAAAATATTTGATTACAATGACGATTCCGAATCTATAGATATTCCTGATAATTTTGACGATTCTCTTTCAAGAATATTTATTCCTTTTTTGGCTGAGAGAAGCGGATGCCCATATTTTCTACTCCCTAGAATTGAATATCTTGATAAACAATCGTCAATGACAAAGCAAGCGTTTTATTCAAGCACGATGGGAAAAGATTATTGGGTTGATCCAAACCCAAAAATAGGTTTACAGCAAAACTACGTCATTGCACCGTCACCAGGGTTATTTGCAGGAATAGCCGCTTTATATACAGGGTTAAAAGCCAAGGCCCTTGGAATTGACTCAGCTCAAATGGCAAATATTTTTGTAAATAAGCCATGGCTTGCCGCTCTAATAGGGGGAGGAATCATATATACTTTATATAAAACATTAGCCCCAAAACAAAATCAAAATGACGCATTAAAACCCGCGACTGACTTCTATGATATTTTGCAAAACACCAATTTAAGCGGGCATCTCAAGAGGGGGTCGGTTGAAAAAACAGTAACAAATTTGGGTAGAGGAATGATAGCGGCGGGAATAGCTTTTCCATCGGCTTATTTTATTAACGCCGCAAATCAAAAATCGTTTTCAACAAAAGGAATTCCATTATTTCCAATACCAAATTTAAATCCAACAACAACGGCTATCTCGACGGGTATTATAACGGCTTTATCGCCTAAATTAATGGATATAATAAAAAAATCATTGAAAAAATAATATTTATAAGTTATAATAAAATTGCATTAGCAATAGATAAATTGTATATTATTAATAGTTATTAAGTTATTAATTAGATAAAACAAAAGTCATTTTTTTTTACTAATGGGGGTTTTTATGGAAACTCGTAAGTCAAGATTTGAAGACCACATGAATACCATTGAGGCGAGCCATTCAAAGTCGGCCGCGGCGAAAAAGAACGCGCTGTCCGGAAACGATTTGTTGGCAAAACTTGCTCAAGAACTTAACCTAAATGAGCCGGAAAAAACAATTAATGAAGCTATAAGTGAAGCTGCGCCGTCCAAAGAAGGGGAGGTTATTCCAGCCGCATCAACCATTGCCGAGGCAAATTCAGACGTTGAAGAGGCAACTGACGCGGTTGCAATGCCTCAAGTCATGATGGCCGGCGGCGTTCCTGCAGACATGGAAGCCGGAAGTGCCCCAAATCCTGAATCGCTTATAATGCCGGTTATATCCGCTGCCGATGGAAACATTCAGACGGCTAATGATTTGGGCCGTACTCCCGAGGCTGTGGCGGCTGCTGCAGAACCGACGTCAAAAGGCGTGGTTTCGGCGGAAGAGATGGAGGCCGAAAAAATCGGAAGATTGATCGCCAAATCTTTCCAAGAAGCTCTTGAAAAATCGGCGTATGACGCCGAATACATTGACGCTCTTAATCTGTTGAAAGAAGCCGGCCTGCTTGAAGGATATAACATTAAGGGTGTAGAAATTGAAAAAACAGCTTCTGCGGAAGGTTTTCTTGAAAAAATTGCTAATCGAGAAAAGCTGACCAAAGATGATATTATTGGCGCCGCCAATGAACTTATTGAGTTTAATAAGCAGGCGGCCATTGCGGAAGAAGAGGGTCGTGAGGCCGCAAATAATCTTGTTGATTTTTTGGTAAAAGTCTCTCAGGAATCTGAAGAAGACAAAGAAGGCGAATCTGATGAAGAAGAAATGGAAGAAAGCGCCGAAGAAAAGAAAAAAGAAAATGAAAAAGAAGAGGCAGGAGAAACCAAAGAGTCTCAACTGAAAATTGCGTCGCTTCTTTCTGATCCAAAGGTTGTCGAGGCAATTAAAACACTGAAATCCAACGGTCTCATTTAAAATAAAATGATTTTAAAAGAAACCAATATTGGTCGTCTTATTCTTGAATCAATTTCGGATAAGACGACCGAAAAAAAAGCGTCAAAAAAAGTTGACGCTTCTGAAATACGAAAAGTCGCAAAAGGTTTAACAAAAATTGCGGCTATTCCGTATAATGAAGCTGTCTATAAGTCTGTCCAGGAACTGATGAAAATCGCTGCTGAATATCTTGAGGATTCGGCGCATGAGCTTGAAAATTCTATTGCTAGACAAGCCGAATTAGAAAAAGCCATTGATATAGCTTCGCTTTTAGATGATATGATCAGTTATGGAATAATCGATCCTGAAGAAACTGAGGAAAAAATAGCTGAACTTTCAAAAAAAAGCGATAAAGAAATCGAAATTATAAAAACAGCGATGGATATGATCAAGGCTGGAAAAAGAGGAGCAAACCTGTTTGAATTTTCAAAATCCGCGTCAACAATCATTAAAAAGCGCGGAATGTTTGATGCAATTTTAGACTAATAAAACTAAGGAGAAAATTATGCTTGAAATTCTAACTCATTTTTCAAAGCTAGACCGTGTTTCTCGTTCAGTTGACCCTTCCAGTTTTGTCGCCTCGCCCGGTATCTGGGCGGCGGTACAACCCGACGGCTCGATCGCCAATTGTGACGCGTCTTCAATTAAAACCATACATAAACTAGTTATTGGAAGTAAAAGCTCCAATATCTATGAAGGTCATGATGTAGAGGTTGGCCGAGTCGCAACAATGGAAAGTATTGGGGTGCGCTGCAAGGTCGACAGTGAAGGATACGCTGGCACAATCGCTCAGGGCGATAATTTGTATGTATCATATCAAACGACAGGGACGAGCGCTATTGGAAAACTTTCTTCAACAGCCACACCGGTCGGCGGCGAAACCGGATCTCGTGAGGTAGTGGCCCGTTGTGAAGAAGTTGGAACCAATTATATTGTTTTCAAAACCATTAGCCCGTATGTAACAACCCTACAATAAATGATAAAAATGGAGGCTGATTATATCAGCCTCCACTATATATAATCTAATAAAACATTAAAGGAGAATTTTTATGATTAACGATCTAACCGCTTATCAGCATAATCAGGCTTTTCTTGAAAAAATAGCCACTGTTTCAGGTCAGATGGAGCTTCAGGAGGCTGGTCGTCAGTATCTAAAAACCGAACTTATGGAAGCGGCTTTTAGTAGAGCTATAATACCGCAGGAGCCTATCACAACCGCGGATTGTCAGCGCAATGTTAATGATAATTCGCTGTATGTCATTCGTGATATAGAGCCTGACGCGGAAGCTGTCGGTGTAGATAATATCGGCGAGCCTGATGGTAAATATATTAAGGGCGAGCGATATATCATACCGGTTGTGAATTTTGCGACCAAACGGTTTCAAATCACAATTGAAGATCTTCGCGCTTATCAGTATAAAATTACCAAGCGTATTGAAGATAAGTCTGTTCCGATTCTTGAAAAACTTGAGGATAAATTTTTCCTACGCCTTGCGGGAGCTGCTCTTTCAGGCGGTACCGCCGGTTCTCAGAAGGGTGTCAAATATACCGGCGCAACAAATCTAACGATTGCTGCTACGGATATCATCAAGATTAAGAATACTTTGGCAAGCGGCATTAACGGAAGTGACGCAAAACGTAAGGAAGTTGGATGTCTTTTGATGTGCCAGGAAGCGTTTGAGACTGCGGTTGTTCTGCCTGGGGCTGGTGATGATTTCGGTAAGGATCGCGTGCTGAACGGGATCACATCAGACACTCTATATGGTACAAGAGTAATTCGTACTATTAAGAGTGATATGCTCCCCGTTGGGCACATCTGGGCGTTTACAACTCCAGACTTCCTTGGTCATAATTATGGTCTTGGCGATCCTCGATTTGAAATCCGTTCAAATTTCGGTCTCATTGAATGGCAGTCGACCGAATCTATTGCTATGGGCATCGGAAACCGTCTTTCGGTCGCCCTTCTTACATTGAAAGGTTCGGTTAATCCTGGCGGATCCACCAACCTTGAAATTTCTACTGATGGAACGATAGACGCTAATATTTCTAACTATTATGCGTCTTTGAAAGTGTAAACACACTGCGGGTTCCTTATAGATAGGCCCGGTCCCAGTTTGGGCCGGGCCTTTTTTTGTAATGCAATCTGTGAGAGAAAAAAAATGGCGCTAACATATGAAAATTATGTAAATTCTCTCAGATCTTATATTAAAGATTCTGAACTTAAAAACATTCTTCTTAAATACGCCAAGGAGAATACGGATGAAGAACTTGGCATGTATATTCAAATGGCGATGAGTTTTTTAAGATCTATCCCCCCGTTCGTGATTGATTTTGATTATGCAAACTTTCCGTTTCCATCGCTTATTGTTCATCAGGCAGCCATAGAGTGCATGATATCTAATGGAATATTACACGCAAGGAATGAATTAACATATAATAACGGCGGTATAACATTAAAAGTTTTTGATTCACAAAGATATATAAATTTTATTAACGCGCTTCTTCGATTAACGGATTTTGAAATTCAAAACTTTACAAAATTAAAAATTGCTATCAATATTAACGGGTCTTTTGGCGGGATTTATAGTCCATATTCATATTTGCATTCAAGACAACAAATTCTAAATCCAAATAGTATTCTTGATGGATAGGAGTTATTTATGTCTATTATAACGGCTGAAGATATTGACAGGCTTGCAAAAGCAAGCTCAAAATTTGCCAGAATGATTAAATGCGCGGAAGATGGGCTTCCTTTTGATGAAAACGTGCCAGGCTCACAACAGCCTGAAAATCAAAATGTCGCCAATGAAGGCGCATATATGATGAATAATGCGCAGCCACAACAGAATCAAAATATATCACAAGGATATGCTGATGAATATGTTGCGGTTCCAGAAGAAGAAATGGTAAATGAAGAAGAGCCGGTTGAAAACGCTCCCGAAGATGTTGGCGCAAGAGCCGCACAATCATTTTTAGCCCCATTTTTTGACGCGGCAATAAATGGCGATCAGGCCGCGCAGGATGTTATTGCGAGAGCCGCAGGGCACATAGCAAGCTCTACCGCTCAAGCATATTCTTCTTCTATACAGGATATGCAGGCAAACATGCAAGACATGCCTCAAAACGCCGATCAAAATATGGATGAAGAATTAATCGCAAATCCTGAAGAAGAAATAGCAAGTTTTGTCGTTCCTATTAAAAATGAAAACACTCAAAATGGAAATGGTTAAACCGCATTATAAAAGACGCAACTTAGTGAACAATTATTTTATGGATGGACAATAGTTCATCCATTTTTTATTTTTAAAGGGGGAGTTTATGAAAATTACAAAAAATTTTTTTTTCTATGAATTTGGACCGTCTGGGTGTAAAAAAGATTGGGCCCCTAATAATGAATTTCAAAAAAGATTAATTATTGATCTTGCGACAAATCTTCAAATTTTAAGAGATATTGCAAAAGTCCCTATAAACATATCGTGCGGCATTAGAACTATAGAAGATCATTATCGCCTTCAAGGCTCAGGTTATCATCCATCAGAAACAAGCGATCATTTCTTTGGCGTCGCCGTTCCAATAAAACCAACGAGTCCAAAATATTCAAAATTTGGCGGTACATATAATTTTTCAGTCGGCGCCGTTGATTGCGTGCCTGTAGGAATTTCAGTCCAAAAATTTTTTAAAATTTCAATGAAATCATATATAGATTCAAAAACAAAATTCGGTCAAATTATTTATGAAAAAGACCCCATTAGAAATGTTGAATGGGTCCATCTTAGCAATTTTTATGAAAATTATTTTTCATATGCAATAGTTCAATGGCTTGGAAAACATAAATTTATGCAATCAATTGATGGCGGAAAGACTTACACAATAGCGTCGCTTTAAAAGGAGAAAAAATGGTCAGTATTATTATTCCGGCTAGAAACGAACAATTTCTTCAAAAAACTATTGATAGTATAATTAGCGCCGCAAAAGGTGATTATGAAATTATAGCCGGCCTTGATGGTTATCTACCACAGCCTCCTTTAAAAGAGCATCCAAAGCTCAAGTTTATATATGAAACCGAAAGTATTGGAATGCGCCCGATAATTAACGAAATGATTAATATCGCGCATGGCGAATTTATTATGAAAGCGGACGCTCATTGCCTTTTTAGCGAGGGTTTTGACGTTGTATTATCAAAAAACTGCGAAGATAATTGGATAGTTATTCCAAGACAATATTCTCTTGATCCTGATAATTGGACAAGAAATTTAAATAAGCCGTTTGTTGATTATTGGTATTTATCGGCGCCAAATACGGCCCCAGAGCATGAGCTCGGCTCTCAAAATAGGGGCCTGCACGGTACCCGATGGCATGAATATAAAAATCGCCCTGGAGCGTCAGAAAAACAAATTGATGATACAATGTCATTTCAAGGGTCGTGCTGGTTTATGTCAAAAAAACACGCGGAAAATATAGGGGTGATGGATCAAGAAAGTTATGGCAATTTTGCTTATGAAGCCGTTGAGCTTGGCATGAAAACATGGATGTCGGGCGGAAGAGTTGTTGTTAATAAAAAGGCGTGGTTTGCCCATTTACATAAAGGAAAGCGTTTTGGAAGAGGGTATTTTCTTTCAAAAAGATCTGTAACTATGGCGGCTAAATATTGCATTGATACGTGGATGAATAATAAATGGCCAAAATCAATTCATGATATGAAATGGCTTGTTGATAAATTCGCTCCTGTACCAACATGGGAAAATTTTGACTGGTCAAAAAAATGGTAATTGTTAAGGAGGAAAAATGGTAAAAGAATGGCTTCATGAACAATGCGCAAAAAAAAGCGAACAAGTTACCCCAATATGTGTTTATAAATATCCAGGACGTCTTGTGAGAGAGGGTTTGGCGTCATGGTTCAAAATGTGGGGGTTTAAAAATGGCGTTGAAATAGGGACTCGTGAAGGAAAATTTGCGGAAGTTCTTTTAAATACAATTCCTGACCTTCAATTAACATGCGTTGATCCGTGGTCAACGCATGATTATAGATCGCGCCTTATAGGCCAAGAGCAACAAGATATATATTATCAAACATGCGTAAAAAATCTTTCAAAATTTGGAGAACGAGTCAAAATAATGAAAACGTTCAGCATGAACGCCGTTCAAGAATTTAAAGACAATTCCCTTGACTTTGTATATATTGACGGTTCTCATGAATTTGACGACGTCATGCGTGATATCATTGAATGGGCTAAAAAAGTCAGGCCTGATGGTATAGTATCAGGACATGACTATTATAGATTTAAAAGAGCCGGTGTTGTACAAGCTGTTGATTTATATACACATATGCATAAAATTGATGAATGGTATATTACTGACGAAAGAGAGCCTACATGGTTCTGGGCAAAATAATTTCAACAACTCTTAAACAAGAAGTTTTATCAAAATATAAAACCGAAATATTTATTGAAACCGGAACAGCCTGCGGTGGCGGCGTAAAAATAGCTTTATCCGTTGGGTTTTCAAAAATATTTAGTATTGAAATAAATAAAGATTTATACCTGGCTAATCTTGAAAAATTTAAAAATAATAAAGAAGTGATTTTAATACATGGAGATTCTGGTCTTGAATTTCCATCTCTTATTTCAAAAATAGATCGGCAAGCTACGTTTTGGCTTGACGCGCATTTTCATAAAAGAAAACAGGTTATACGAACATGGTGCCCATTATATGAAGAGCTTCAGGCGATATCGACGTCTCCAATTAAAAATCATATAATTATGATTGATGATATGAGGGTTTTTGGAAATTCAATGTGGGGAAAAAGAGTTTCAAAGGAAAAGGTTATTGAAAAAATATTGTCAATAAATCCAAATTATAAAATTACATATGAAGACAATACAATGGCTGAAAAAGATGTTTTAGTCGCAACAATATAAACCGCCCTTCCTGAAATGGTTGGGCTTCTTTGCTAAAAATTATGAAAATATTTATTAAAACAATAGCGGCGAATTCATTTTGTTATTCAAAAATATCCGAAGCTATAAAGCGGTTTTCGCCTTCTAATTATGAATTTATAAATAATCCTAAAAACGCGGATCTTTTTATACTTTTTATAAACGGACGATTTCACCATTTTACATTATTTATTGAAGAATTTAAAAAGCCATATGTTGTTTTTCAAAGCTGCATAAGAAGCACAAGACATAAACACACATCAGTATGGCGTTATATGTGGGAAAATGCAAAATTAGTTTGGAGTTATTACCCCTTAAATAAATATATTAAAGACGATGGTGGTAATTGGTCAATTCCAAATTTTTACCACTCTCCGCTCGGGGCTGATGAAACAATTTTCACAATGGATGAAACTAAAACAAAACGATTTATTACAATGAGTTCCGGGTGGGACGAGTCTCTTGATAATAACTCAGAACATATTAAAGAAGTTCACATTGCCGCCGGAATAGCTCAAAAAGAAGTGTTTCATCTTGGAAAATTTGATAATCATCCTCCTCATGTTTTTGTTGAACATAATATAAGCGATCACGATCTTGCGTTAAGATATCAAGAGTGCCATTCTGTTGTAGGATTAAGAAAAATAGAGGCGTTTGAAATGCCTTTAATTGAGGGTTTATTTTGCGGCATACGCCCTATTGTTTTTGATAGACCACATTATAGACTTTGGCATGATCAATGGGGTATTTTTATTCCAGAATCAAGCCCTGGAAATATTATTACAAATTTATTGGAGATTTTTAATAATGGCATACAACCTATTACAAAAAAAGAGCGGGAAGAAGCCGTTTCTATGTTTAACTGGAAAAAAATTATTAATGGTTTTTGGGAGCGATTAAAATGATGCCTGATCTTAGCGTTATAATACCGGCAAGAAACGAAGAATGGGTTTATTATACAATTCATGATATAATAAATCATTCAAAATTAAATACGGAAGCTATTGTCATTCTTGATGGATATATGCCTAATGATATCCCCAAAAGCCCAAAAGTAAAAATTATTTATCATAGCGAATCAATTGGACAAAGAGCGGCGACAAATGAAGGGGTAAAAATAAGCAATGCAAAATATATTATGAAATTAGACGCCCACTGCGCACTTGATGACGGATTTGATATAAAATTAATTTCAGAAATGAAGCCTGAATACACAATGGTACCAAGAATGTACAATCTTCATGTATTTGATTGGAAATGCATGAAATGTGGAGATAGAAGATATATGGGGCCGTTGCCGACAAATTGCCCACAATGCGATAATACGACTGATTTTAAGAAAAAATTGGTATGGAAGCCAAGATTAAGCAGACGATCTGACTTTATGAGATTTGATAATACGCTTCATTTTCAATATTGGAAAAATTATGAAAAACGTCCGGAGGCTCAAGCGGATATTGCAGACCAAATGTGTTGCATAGGCGCATGCTGGCTAATGGAGCGCGAAAAATATTGGGAACTTGACGGCCTTGATGAAAAACATGGCAGTTGGGGGCAAATGGGGGTTGAAATCGCTTGTAAATCGTGGCTTTCAGGCGGAAAACAAGTTGTTAATAAAAAAACATGGTTTGCTCATATGTTTCGTACTCAGCCAGGGTTTGGGTTTCCATATCCAAATCCTGGAATTGGGGCAAGAAAATATTCTCGAGATTTATGGATAAATAATAAATGGCCAAAAGCAAAATATCCATTATCTTGGCTTCTTGAAAAGTTTTGGCCTGTTGAAGGATGGACTAGCGAAGATCTTGAAAATCTTAAAAATGGAACGTTTATTATACCTCAATAAAATTTTTATATCCAATAAAGGAGGAGTATATGCCGTGGAAAGAAGCTGATTTAATAGCCGATTTACAATCTAAATATAAAGCGGTAGGGACACCAAATGTTCTGGAGCATTCAGATGAAAAAAATATAACATGGCTGTCTGTAAATGTTTTTGACGTCGCAGAATATAAAAACATCCCCATCGCACACCGTAAAAACATCGAATATTACGTTTTCCATCGTGGCGAGCCAAACGAAGAAGCTTATTATAAAGATTGGGAACCGCCAAAAATAGCCGATTCTGTAGCAAAAATATAGGAATAATAAAATATAAATATGGCTAAAATATTATCAACAGCGTTTCAACTCAATAATTCCACTGGGAATCAGGATATCATTATCCCCGGTATAAATGGTGAAACTGTCAAAGCCGCACGGATTATAGCTGTCTGCGCTACATCCCAAGACATTAATAATGATCATTTATTTATGTCTCATGGGTATACTGATGGAACACGCCAGCACTACGTATTTATGGCGTGTAGAGATAATGTAAATCCACAAAGAAGTTTGCGGGGATATAATAATGACGCCGTTATATTTCTTCACAGCGTCACTGGTGGTATATATGCAAAAGCGTCATTTGTATCTTTCATTACAAACGGTATTCGCATAAACGTCACCACAGCTCCTTCAAGTAAAATTTGGTGCCTACTTCAATTATTTGCTGGAGACGATATTTCAACATATGTTACGGCGTTTAATCCGTCGACGTCTATCAACGGCACGGTGACGATTACGCCCGGATTCCAATCAGATATTATTTATTTTGGATCGGCGAGTTCATCCGAAACAAATGATGGTGGGTTGGCATGGATCAACAATTCAGAAGGAATCGCCGTTAGAAATAGTAATCAGGCGTGCATATTCCATTCAATGAGTGATAACATTTCACCATCACTGGCTGATGGCTCGACAATAAATAACCGCGTCGCGAGGATAGATAACGCCACATTTGAATTAACGTCAATTACAAGCACACAATTTGTTGTTACAACAAGAGACAGCACGGTATCATCCGGTCGTTTTATTATTTGTCTTGCAATTAAAATCGCAAATGGCGACGCTTCATTGCAGTTTATTGACTCGCCAACGTCAACAGGTAATATATTATATACTAACGCCGGATTTAAGCCAACTATTGTAGAAATAGTTGGAAGCCAAGCTCAAGCATATAATGCCTGGTATGATGATGGGCGGGCAGGCGCCTGGTTCTATTACCTGAAAGATGGTAATTCAGAAAATACCATTGCGACAGGGGCGCGAGACGGCGTATCTACAAGCGACTCTTTTGTTCGCAATGAAATAAACAAACTTATTCATGTTGATCATACACAGACGACAAGACATCAGGCTACGTTTATAGAATTTACTTCTAACGGCATTATTCTTAATTTTTCTACCACGGATAGTGCAGTAAGAAAATGGTTTATATTATACATAAAAGAATCTACAGGTACTCCATTAAATCCGTCTCAATGGGGAAGAAAATGTAAATTAACTATAAATCACACAAAAGTATATGAAGATTTGACCAATTTTCCCGTCTGTTTAACAAAAGATAACGTTCCATCTGAAATGTTGACGTCCGGCGGCGCATATAGCTGCAAGCCTGACGGCTCAGACATTCGTATATCTATGGACTCGGCGGGGACTATTGAATGCCCTATCGAGATAGTCGTTTGTTCTCTAAATAGTAATCCTGCAAACTCATTGTTTGAAGCGCATGTTAAATTGCCGGCAGTTTCATCAAGTACTGATACAACATTTTATATCTGGTACAATAATCCATCGGCGGTAGGATATGGCAATAATGAGACTTATGGACGCAACAGTGTTTGGAATAATGATTATGTGTATGTTTCTCATTGCCAATCAAATGATTGCATTGATAGTGCAGGAAATCATAGCAGCGGCTCTCCTCAGAACAATGTAGCGACAGCCCCTGGCGTTCAGCAAAATGGCCTTTATCATGACGCTCCAAATAAACTTACAAGAATTCAAGACCATCCTCTTACCAGAATAAATAATCTTTGGACATCTTTGCATGGATTTGCACTGGAAGCGTGGGCAAAAACCGATTCTAACTTTAATCCTAATACGGTAGATAACCATTTTTTAAGACGAACATTTATATCAAAAGGAGCAGATTGGTTTACAAATTATAAACAACATTATGCATTTGGTTTTTGGGATATTGATACATTAGGTTTAGAATATCATGGAGGCAATAATTGGCAAATCCTAAAACCTAACTCATCACCAGAAGGGTCGTGGGCTTCAAATGTTCAATATTACATTGCAGTCCGAATGACAAAAACTGGCTCAAGTAATCGTAAATATACATTTGTTATACGTCAACCATCTGGATTTCGTAATGAAACAGAACAAACAGCTCCAGCAGATCCAGATGATCCATCGTCTGGAATACAAAATAGCTTAAATATTGGAGGGCACACCACCGATTCTGGTACTATATATCAATCTTGGTCAACCGGAGGAATAATACTTGATGAGGTGCGAATAAGCCAAATCGAGCGCTCCGTTAACTGGCTGAAAACAACTTATGAGACTATTGGAGATCCATCAAATTTTATAACAGAAGGAACCCCAGGGCCGCCTATATCACCATCAGCATCCGAATCAGCATCTGAGTCGGCGTCTGAATCAGCATCTGAGTCGGCGTCTATTTCCCCATCAGCGTCAGAGTCAGCATCAGAGTCTGCATCCGAATCATCATCTGAGTCGGCTTCAGAATCAGCGTCTATTTCTCCATCAGCATCTGAATCTGCGTCTGAATCAGCCTCGGAATCTGCATCTATATCTCCATCAGCATCTGAGTCAGCGTCAGAGTCGGCGTCAGAATCCGCATCTGAATCAGCCTCGGAATCTGCATCTATATCTCCATCAGCATCTGAGTCAGCGTCAGAGTCGGCGTCAGAATCCGCATCTGAATCAGCCTCGGAATCTGCATCTATTTCTCCGTCAGCGTCTGAGTCAGCGTCAGAGTCATCATCTGAGTCGGCGTCTATTTCCCCATCAGCATCAGAATCGGCATCAGAGTCAGCCTCGGAATCTGCGTCTGAGTCTATGTCTGAATCGGCGTCAGAGTCGTCATCTATATCCCCATCAGCGTCCGAATCTTCGTCAGAATCAGCGTCAGAATCGGCGTCTATATCCCCGTCGGCATCTGAATCCGCATCAGAGTCATCGTCTATTTCCCCATCAGCATCAGAATCGGAGTCTGAATCTGCATCAGAATCAGAATCTGTTTCCCCGTCAGCGTCAGAATCAGCATCTGAATCCGCGTCTGAGTCGGCGTCAGAGTCAGCGTCTATTTCTCCGTCAGCGTCTGAGTCGGCGTCTGAGTCGGCGTCTGAGTCGGCGTCTCCATCTCAATCAGAATCAGAGTCAGCATCTGAGTCGGCGTCAGAATCAGCATCTGAGTCGGCGTCAGAATCAGCCTCGACGTCAGCATCTGAGTCTGCATCAGAATCCATATCAGAATCTGCATCTATTTCTCCGTCAGCATCTGAGTCAGCGTCGGTATCAGCTTCAGAGTCGGCATCAGAGTCGATGTCTGAGTCAGCGTCTATTTCTCCATCAGAATCTGAGTCGTCGTCAGCGTCAGCATCCGAATCTGAATCGGAATCAACCTCTGCGTCCGCGTCCGAATCAATGTCAGAATCGGCTTCGATGTCGGCGTCCGAGTCAGCGTCTCCGTCCCCATCAGAATCAGAATCGGAATCGGAATCGGAATCAGCGTCCGAGTCGGCGTCTGAATCCGCCTCAATATCAGAAAGCATGTCAGAATCATATTCAGAGTCGGCGTCTGCGAGTGCGAGCGAATCATTTTCTATAAGCCAATCCCCTTCTGAGTCGGCTTCCGAATCCTATTCTGAGTCTGCTTCTGAATCCATGTCAGAATCGCAATCAGAATCGGCGTCTGAATCTTTTTCAGAAAGCTGGTCTGAAAGTTTTTCAGAATCAGCAAGCGAATCTGAATCAATATCGCAATCAGCGTCATATAGCGCATCAGCATCAGAATCTGCGTCGGCGTCCGCAAGTCCGTCCGAACCGCCGGAAACATTTTATGATTTAATGGTTTATAAAACTGAAAGAAATTATCATAAAATAACTTGGAAGTTTCAGCCTGAAGAAGGTAAACATATTGATGATTATAACTTTATGGTATATTATAGTTTAACACCTCATTGTAATTTTCAGGTATGTCGTGATAATAATGGAAATCCTGTGGTTATTGATGGATCCACAAATCCATTAGAATTTATACATGTATTAAAACATTATGATTTTAATAAATGGTATTATTATAAAATCAGGGCTATAAAGAAATAAATTATTTTAAGGCATATAAAAAAAATTAAGATTGGAGAGCTGGCAATATGAAAGATAAAAATTATTATCGTAGTTTTCGTGGTGGTATTATTGGCGGGCAGTCATTTGATAATGACGAAAGCGATGTATGGGATGTGCTGCTTGGAAGTCATGATGATTGTGATAATACTGAACAAACAAATATTGTTGAAGCGCAGGAACTGCCCGACAGCGGCGTTTTTGTTGATGAGCTGGGCGCCGATATTAATTATGAACTTGAATAATTGAAAGGTGGCAGCTTATGGATATGATAGGCCTATCATTAATAGCTTTGGCGATATGGTGCTTGATTGGGTTTGTGGGCGTTATGTGGAGCGTGTGGAGGGCGACAGAAGATGACCGACGCTGAATTATTATATTGGATATACCGAGCGTTAACAGAAGCTCAATCAAAAGGCGTTGGAGAACTGCAATGCGTGGTCGGTGAAATACGATCACGGATTGCGGCCCATATTAATACGCATGACGGCGGCAACAGATAAAAAAGGGGAATATAGTGAGGGCAAGCGAATCAGCTTCTGAATCATATAGCGAAAGCGCTTCTATATCGCCGTCTCAGTCTGAATCGGCGAGCGCGTCAGCTTCAGAATCGGCAAGCCCATCAATAGAAATATCCGATCCGGTATATCTCGGAATTGATCTTGATGGGGTCCATCTTGTTATGGAGCACGCCGAAAGAATTTTGAATGAAATATTTATAGGAACGCCATGCAAAATAGTTAAAAAAAGGGAAACGGGACAAAGGTGCCCAAAATGCTGGTCTGAAAGTCGCCAACAGAGAATATTGACGCATTGTGACGTTTGTTTTGGGAGCGGCTTTGTTAATGGGTATTATTGCGCGATTGATGCAAGGGTTGCGTTTGATTCCGATCCAAAGAAAAACGATTCGCAAAGAAATTTTGAAGATGTGTATAATGTCATGCGCGCCCGTATGCAAAATTACCCTATTGTTCGCCCGAAAGACCTTATTATAAATTGTGATGAAAATAAGAGATATGTAGTATTATATGTTGAAACCACAAAGTTGCCATTAATGGCAAAAAGTGGTACAATATTATCAGGAAGAGATCATATCGTCAGCCAGTTATTAACCTTGCAAGAGCTTAATCCAGACGATAATGAATATGATTTAAATATTGATCTCCTTCCTCCTAGTTAAATTTATTTTTATATAAAGGTGGTGCATATGATGAAGCCATGCAAATATGATTATTCAAAATTCCGGGATATGGATATTTTTTTATCACATAGTGATAAAATTATTGGAAGAATAATTAAATTAGCGACTCTTATGAAATTTTGTCCTAAAGACGAATCTATCCCAACACACGGCGGGTTTATTGTGGAAACATATGGTCAATTTTTTGCCGCCGAAATGAAACCTCGATATACTGAAAGCAGTTTGAAAGAATATACTGGTCATTTTGAACAAATTGTCGAGATATGGAGATGTAAAAGATTTGATGACGAAAATGTTCGTATAAACGCCAGAAAACACCTAGCTTATTTACATCGTGAACAAAAAAATTATGACGCCACCGGGGCTATTTTAAGTAGCAGACTTGGACAAATTATTTTTGGTCGAATACCTTTTTTTAAAAATAATAAAGAAGGCCATTTTTGCACAGAGATGAGTTCTGATGTCATCAGGGCTTACGCCGATCCGGACATGCCAATCGCCCCAAACCCTCTTGATCAATCAAGATATTTTAAATCACGGCCTGATCTATATTATCCGATAGAAGGGTTTAAATTATATCATGACATTTAATGAAATAATTTCAAATATAAAAGATATTATATTATTTCTAGCTGGCAGCGGAATTTTTGCAAAATTTGCGGTTGAATGGATTAATTATCAAAGAGAGAAAAAAAAAATAAAAAACAAAGAAGGTCATGAAATATTTATTCATAACGAATCCGGCGGAAATGGAAAAGTGCAATATGCAACAATTAAAGATCTTATGGAGCACGCGCTGGAATGTCCAAAAAATATTTATGAAAAAATAGAAGATATTAATACTCGTCTAAGCGAAAAAATGGATTCTAATCACAGAGAGACTATGAGAACGTTTACTCAGATTAAAATGGCTATAAAAGACTTACAGTTAAAAATAAATAAATAATGTCTACACCGGCACTAACTACTAATTTTCCACTCTCTGTCGTTGTTGACGGCATTATAAGCTATTTACATTTTGTTTTTGGAAATCCGGATATGATACCGCCTGAATATCGGTGGGATAAAAACGACAGAGTAAGTAAAATAAGAATCTGCGCTCCTTTTGTTATTGATAATGAAAAACCTATGAGCGCGCCGTTTATTGTTGTAGAGCGCGGTGGTTTTGGTTTTGCAAATAGAATTATTGATAATTTGAGAACGAGTAACTCCCCGACCAATGATACGGTTGAGCGTGTTGATTGGATGGATGGAAATATTAACATAACATGCGGCTCTGGTGTTGCGAGCGAAGCCTCGTGCCTTGCAAATATTGTAGCGCTCCTTATTCAAGCCGATCGTAAAGGTATATGTAATACTTTAAAATTTGTTCGTAATTTAAAATACGCCGGAATAGGGCCTGAAATTCCAGTGGTAAAATATGCGGAAGTTCATAGATGGGAAGTAACCGTCCAATTTTTTGTATCTCTACAATTTGGATGGATTCATAAACAAATGGAGCTGACCCCGTGGAATAAAACTGATATTATTAATGTTCATAAAGAAATGTTTTCAAATCATGGTCAAACAATAAAAGATTCCGACCTTTTGATTGATCCAAGCAAGAATTTCGGCGTTACTTCCGAAAACGATCCTCAACTTTTACCGGCTGAACTTTCAAAAAAATATTATTATATTAGATTTGAAAATAATACATATAAACAAATATATCCTATTGCAGAAATAGTCGATCAACACACGCTTAGGCTTGTTACTCATGATGAAAATGACACTGAAATACCGTGGAAAGCGCCGGAAACCGCGTCAAATTTGAAATATAATCTTCTTTGGAATCGCGTCCATATTTATACAAAAATACCTGGCGCTTATTCATAAAATATTATATAATTAAATTGGGCATAAATTATTTTAAATATAAATGAAATACTATCGAAAATAAGGAGTTTAATATGGCAACATACCAAGGTCCTCATGTAACAGTTACCCAGAAATTTGAGCTTACCCCTCCAGCGGTTGCCGTTGAAGATCTCCCAACGGTAGTTGTCGGTACGGCATATGATGTTTATAGCAAAGAAAGCCTTGGAATGGCCCCGGGGCTTACCGGCACAGCCGGCTCATCAGGTATTACGACAAGGCTCAGTTTTGGCGTTGAAAAAGTTGTTTTTGACCATACGGTGGTTGGAAAACGCGGGTTTGAATTTTATCCGCCCAAAGTATATGTTAAAACAGAAAATAAAGACTTTGAAATTGAATCTGAAGATGTTGAATTCACATCTGAAGGCGTGATTCTGGACGTTGACGACACATATCCGGTTATTGAAATTAAAAAGGGTTCTTCAGAAGCGTTTGTTCCATTCTATTCAGCCACAACAACGGTAAAAATCGAGCCGTCTGACCTTCAAACCGTTATTATTACTAACGGCGGGGTTGTATCGGCAAGAATTCAAAAAGGACAAAGTGTTTTTATCAATAACGGCGGGTGGGTTAAAGTCGGCGAAGTTGGAGCAGTTCCTTTGTCAGAAGACAAAATTAAGCTGGCGGTACCATATCTGTCGGCAATAACGTCCGGTACTGGTATTATAATCGGAGCAGCAAGTGCAACTTTGAATTTACCGGATTGTTTTTATGACCCAAATGCCGATTTTATAGCAGACCGCGTTCAAATCGGCGATATTCTAGAAATGAATACAACCGATATGGGGGAAGAAATTTTTGCGAGTATTGTTTCGATAGTTAATAAAAACATGCTTCGTCTTCAAACCGACGTTGTAGATTCTAATGATATTTTTAAACTGAAAAGCATGCATAGCGCGGTATCGCCTCTTGATTCTACTTTCAACGTGGGTTCGTATAAAATTACGAGACTGATCGCGTTTTCAAAAGTAATTTATGAGGCTGGTACCGGTAGGCCAATCGTAGAAAAGATTGACGCCACAAAATTCAAAGTGGCAAAAGCCGGAATGACGGTGGCGCCGGCCGTTGGGGATTGGTTTACAATAAGCCCAACGTCAAGCCCAATCAACTCGCATACTCATTTTTATAAGATTGAAAGCGTATTTGATGACGGTACAAATTATGTCATCGGGTGCGGAAAAGACATTTATCTCGACGGAGGAACTACTATATTTACAGGCGGCGCGAGTGAGCGCTTTAATATGTGGCGACCAGAAACGGCGAATGAAATCGTCGCTGATTTCAGGGCGGTTCGCACATCCAATATTGGAAATGTAATGAGAATAACTTCAGAAGCCGATATTACGTCGGCATGGTCAAAAGATAGTACAATTGATGTTCATAACGAGCTTGCATGGATGGCTGCGACAGCGAGAGCTGCGGCTGGAGGAAAGGTTATATATGGAGTTCATGTCGACGCCTCAGATCCAGATCTTGCTGGCCAATACGCGGCGGCGTTTGAGGCGTTAAAAATATACGATGTATATAGCCATGCAATAGGGACGACAAATTCTGGCGTTAATTCAATTGTCAGCGCTTATCTTGAAGATCAATCAGACCCATATCAAGGTCATGAACGCATAGCCACATTATGCTATGATCAAGATGATGTTTATATGCAATGTGAAGGCGTCGGCAATATATCGTCTTCTGGGCTTATTACAATAACAAGCTCGCCATTCGATCCTATTGCCGCTGGAGTTTCCGCAAATGATAAGGTTGATATATTTAATACTAACGGCGCATACGTTGGTACTACAACAGTGCTTATTACTCCAAACCCATTGTCGCCAAATTTAATTCAAACCAATTATAATAACGCAAATCTTGCCGGACATACGTTCAAGTTTAAAAGTGGGCGTCCGACGGATCAGGCGATTAAAATAGGCTCAATTAAATATGGGAATAGACGGGTTAAAACTATTTGGCCTGGATATTTTTATGCGACAGTTAACGGTAAACGGATGCTTTTGCCTCCTTATTATATAACGGCTGATATTGCGGGAAGAGACAGCAGAATTATTGTTTCACAATCATTTACTAATATGAATTTTACTCCATATGGAATGTCAAATATCCAGCTTGACACTAATTTCTATTTCAAGAAATCCGAGCTGGATACAATTGGTGCCGGCGGGATTGATATAATCATTCAAGACCAATCAATTAGTCAATCAATAAAATCCCGCCATGATTTGACGTCAAATATGGACGCCGTGGAGTACCGCGAGCATTCGATAACAAAACAGGCTGATATATGCGCAAAAACATATCGCGCAGCCGTCTCCCCATATGTCGGTAAATTTAATATTACAGACGATTTGCTGCGATTTATCGGGCAAGTTTGTAATATAGTATCGCAAAAACTGACAAAATATCCTGGAATAGTCGCCGACGCAAAGGTCGATTCAATTAAACGTGACGAGGTAATTGCCGATAAGATTAATATCTATATAACAATAATCGTATTTGTCGCCGGCAACTACTATGATATTCAACTACTTGTTAAATCACGATAAACAATCGGAGGGCTAAATGAAGCTCGAATTAGAAACCCTTACTAGCCATGAAAACGGATGGAATTGGGAGACTCAACATGTTTCTCAGTCATTCGTAGATTCTACAGGATCTGTAGTCGACGCTGCAAAGGTTGGCATCAATGATATAGTTGAAGCCGGCACCGTTTTAATAGCAGCCGGGCCTGCAATGCTTGATGGTATGGTTAAAGAGTTTGGAAAAGCAGGCTCCGGCGGCAGTTCTTCCGGGTTTAGAATTGTGCCAATAGGCCTTGTTGAGGCGGCTCAAATATCTATGAATAAACCTCTTAATCGAATATTCGAAATAGGATCTCGATTGAGTTATATCATACCGGGAAGAATGATCGGGGGTATAAGTTTGAGCCGCGTATTTTTTGACGGTCCAAACCTTTTAAAAGCAATTTATCTTGGGGAAGTTAATTCTGATTGCTCGACGCAAACCAAAAAACGCGTTAAATTTCAAAGTGGTAATATTGATACGGAAACCGGCGCTCTTGTAACCCAAGAATTTGACCATATTGGTTCTGGAAATATAGCAATGAATTTGGCCTCTGCATTTTTTGACCAGCCGGTTGGGCTTGCGTTTATTTTTAGGGATTTGCAAGATCAATCAGTCGGGCAAATTTATTTTGAAGGGTGTCGGGTATCCACCTATAATATTGGAATAAGCGCCCAAATGAACGTTCTGACGGAAGCGATTAGTTTAGAATTTGTTCGTTGTCGTCCAATAGTTGTTGTATCATCTAATGAATATAATAGAACAGAACCGACCACATCCCTTGCTGATATTAATATTGTTTCTTCAAGAGATACGTCTTTTTAAATTTAAGGTTTATTAGCTAAAAAAAAGCCTCTTTTTAGAGGCTTTTTTCTTTTTTTCTATTTTTCTCCAGCCACATTATTGATATACAATTCCAAGCCGCATGATAAAGATGTTGAAATCCGCTTTCAACATCATATATATCACCTTTCCAATATTGTTCAAGATGACGGTTTAACGCCGAATAGTATCGATGCAGCTCGACATTTTGCCAATTATTAGCGTTATATTTATTTGCGCCATAAGTATAAATTTCCACTATTTTTGTCGTCCATTCTGGGTTTATAAGATCCCACCTTTGAACAAATTTGCTTGTTGAAAAAACTTCTTCATACGAATATTTTCTTGGATCCGCCAACATCAAAGTTCCAATCATTGCACCCATTAATGGATGAAAATCTCCAAGACGATAATTTCGCTCCATATACCATTGTGCAATATTTGAACGAATTATGTTATAAATGTGAGAACGATTAAAAATTATTTCTTTTTTTTTCAACATATACATTTTAATAAATGGCTTTATAAAAGCCGCCATTGATATAAAATATTCTATTGGAACCAAATGCCAATCAGCTTTCCCTTTATCAAATTTTAACCCGTTCATATGTGTGCGTTCCTTGTGCGATTGCTTTTGTTCAAACGAAATAGAACATTTAGTGTGCCACGCCGAACACAGACGAGGGTTCCGTACCCAGCTCGGGGCGCCCTCCTTCCCCGCCGGTCGTTCTAATTTTCGCGAGCGAATACCGAGCAGTGTTATCATCCCCTTTTTCGATATTCTCGGGTCACTGCGAGAGTATGCAGCGAGCGAAAATTAGAATAAGATTGGATAGATGAAGCATCTATCCGCTTATCTCCTTTGAACTAAAAACAAAATTTATATACCAAACGCGTCTTGCACAATTTCTTTCATAATATTCTTTGAAAGCGGGTTTTTTACAATACTTACAAATTCATTAGAATTACATCGACATACATCCACCCAATTGGGATTTAAAGATTTACAAAAATTGCATACCTTGTAATACTTTCTCTCGTCATTGATTGCAGATTTTATGTACATCGACGGCACCTTAAATGATTTTCCGTCTATTATTATTGAAACATTATTTTCATCTACAGGCCGGCATTTAATCCATTCGTCTTCATTTTCTCTTAAAAATTGCGCTAATTTTGTGATTACCCCTCTCCTTCTTACAAATCTAATTCTAAATTTTGCTATCATCTGATTTTATCCTTCCATTTTTTTGGTTTGAATATTTATCTTCAAATTCTATTGAATTTATAATGATCGGGCTTTTGTTGTCGCGATTTACTAATAAAATATTTTTCAAAAACCCAAAAAATTTATCTATAAATTTTTCTTCTACTGATAAAGTTATTATAATCCTTGGCATAATAACCTTCTACTATAATATTCACTCAAAAAAAACAAAAATAACACATCACACCGGTGAGCGCCGGCGCTATTTTAAAATAGGCAGGGGTGTTAAACAGCCGACAACGTAAACCGCAACCGTCCTTATGTTACGCCGCGGCTGGAGAGGGGGCAAACACACGCCCTGCCTATAATTTTCTCCCTTCTCTCATTAGGCTAAAATCACAAATTTGTTTCCAATCCTTTATCAGAATGCCATTCAATAAATTTACTGGACCTGCCCTCATAACCGTTTTTACTAACGACTTTAGCGACAAGCCCATTTAAATTTTTTCCAATGAGATTTTTGACAAAATCTTCAGATCCAAGCTGTCCGGGCCCAAGTTTGAATTTCTTGCCGGATTTAAGAGATTTAAACCACATAACCCCGGCGGTTCTTCCGGTCGGCCCATATTTCAATTCATTTCCAATAACCTCCCAGTCATCTGGATCAGTCACAAATTTCAATTTATAACCATTCAAAATAGATCCGTTTTTTGGCACTCCAACAAGGCCTTCGCCTTTATTAAAATTCGGTCCAACCAGCCTAACGACTTTAATAAAATCATTTTTTATCGCCTCTTGGAGCTTTCTATTATCCCAAAACCCTAAATGAGAAACATCTTTACCGTTTACTTTATCGGCCCGATACAACAATATTTCCGGCTTTACATTAAGCGGCCGTATTTCAGCGGAATTTAATATTCCTCCAATCTCAGCGGCAGTAAGATATTTTCCATTTTTTAGAAATTTTAATTCACCCATTCCGACAAAATTACCGGTCATTCTAGCGATCTCCGGCAATTTTCCTGTATATTCTATTCTTCTGCCTGAAACGCGGCTTATTCTTGGAGACCATATCGTAGTTCCTTTTGGTGTCATAACAATATGGGCAGCAGCACCATCCTCTTTTTTAGTAATGGTTTTAGGATCAACCATTTTTAAAAATTGATCTTTTGAATTAGTTGAAATAAGATGCAGCTTATCTTTAAGCCCCGCTGGTTCTTTTAAAATAGAGCCAACCGCGCTCATTTTTTCATTTAATCGATGGAAAAATATATTATGATACCGGTTAATCTTTGGTGCATATATAACGGCCGTCTCTCCATCATTTTTAATAATTTCAACCGGCTCATCCATTATTATGCGCCTTGTCTTTCCTGCGCCATAACCATTAATTCCGCTTCCGCCATTCTCCCAACTTAATCTTGCATTACCTGGAGAATGATCTAAATTCTGCGGAATAATTTTTCTTGTATTCAACAATTTTTGAATGTCTTTTTTAACAGCATCGGCGTCTCCTCGTCGAAGCGCTTTATTTGCATTGGCCGGTATTTTTTTAATAAAACTGATTTTACCAATGTGTATGTCTAAATGCGGCCCCGCCTTATTAGCGTCATGAAACGCCACAACCATTTTTTCAATTTTTCTACCATATTTATTTATCTCAGAAAACCACGATCTGCCGCCAAATCCATTTTTTCCAAATAATTTTATTGAACCATCCGATGCCTCAATTAACATTTTCCTAAACGGCCCTCTAGCTAAATTAATTATTTTTCCAACTGCCTGATTTACAATTATATCCGAAATTGTTATTTCTCCTTTTATAATCGCTAATATATTCTGATAATTAATGATAATATCTACAATAGATGGGATTAAAATATTTATTGGTTTTAAAGAGAACATATCAAACAATCTAATTCCAGACGCTATAGCGCCATTATTCATCCACATAATCTCCATCTTCTCTTTCTATTGTATCTTTTTTCTCCGTGCCGCGCTATCATACGAACAATTCCTGTCGCCAAAACAGGGGCGACCATTCTTTTTTCAATAAAAACTGGCACCGGAACCTTCATAGTAAACCTTCCTAATAAAAAGCTCATCCCAATTGAGGCAAGCATTAAAATTGATCCGGCCTCCCAATTATCATGAATATCGGCTTTTATTTCATTAACGCGCCTTTTAAATAATTTACTAATTTTTTTCATTATTCCCCCTTTTTACATAAATTATAAAATAAAAAAGAGACCTTTTAGGTCTCTTCATTCTCAACTTAAAAATTGATTATAAAATTTTTATATTTTTCAAAACCGTAGCCGGGAGGACGAGGAGTTCGCGCTTTAGCGCGAATGACGCAGTCCGTAGGGCGGAGGTTTTGGAAAAATATAAACATTTGATTGCACGAGATAATGCAATCATCCGCTGAAGCAGCGGACATTATCTTGAGAATAAAAAAAATAAATCTATTCAATATTATTATATCACATAAAAATAAATTATAACACAATTATCAATAGTCTCATTATATAACCGGATTTTTATTTATTATCTGAAAGCTGCACAATTCTTTTATTATTCAATATAGACCTAAGATGGTCAATTTGATTCACCTGCTCTGGATGCCGGTGTTCTAAATAATTTTTATAGCTCGCCACTTCTTGAAAAAATACTATATCCCTAAATTTTTTTAAGAGATAATCGTATTCATCGGCGTATTTTTCTTTAAGAGTTTTATCGGCGAGCTCTATTATTTTTTTTTCAGATTCTTGGTCAAGGATAAAATTTCCATCTAATAAGATAATACCCATAATATTTATTTTGCAAAAAAGGCATGTAAAATAGAAGGAAAAATTACAAGTGAATTTATCATTCCATCTATTTGTTTAAAATATTCTATAGCCGAATATGGATCATTAAAAAATGGTTGAAGAACTTCGCGCTTTAACATAAAATGTTCAAGAACGATATTAACGTCAAGAACACCGCCAATGGATAATTTTTGTCCGGCTATTCTTCCCAATGTTATTCCTACATTATACATTAACGCGATAACCGCAATCGGCATTAATTCATACCAATTTTTAAATATTCCAGTTACGATAACGGATTCATTATTCGCAATACGCCGTTCAATTTCGAGAAAAGCCCATTTAATACCTTTATCATTACCGCCAATTCCATTATCCCATAAATCAATATCAATTGAACTATTTGCCTGGCCTGAAAAAAGAAGTCCGTCAACAAGCTCTTTTGTGGAGGAGTTTTTTCCGGAATCACATATAACTATTATTTGTTTTTTTGAACATACAAAAACATTTTTTGTAGTTATCGGCACTCTCGCGGTATTTATATGTGGTTTAGAAAAATTGGCAATTGACGTTAAAATATCTCTCGCCATTTTCATTACTTCTGTGGTAAACCCAGCCGCCGGATCATATTTTTCTATAAACATTTGATTATCTTCAATAAAAACGTCATGTTTTCTAATTATTTTTTCATCAACTGTTCCGTCAATATATGTAACGGAACTAATTATTGAAACGCTTCCTTTTAATTTATTTGGTTCGGAATTTTCTTTATCTATAAAAATCTCCATTAATTGATTAGTTTCCAAAGGAATTCTTCTCTTTTTAGAATTCTGGAGAACGGCGTCTATTTCGGCTGTTAAATCTTTGTGAACACTTACATCTTTATTATTTTCCATATATTATTTCCATTTGATTGTTTTCAACTACTATACAAACGTTTTGCTTAATTATATCTTCATGTTTCACATTAAAATTTATGCTGCCGTCAGGGTATTGCACCATAAATATAGAGTCATTATGATTATCAAGCAGTAATTGTTTTATTATTTTATATTTTTTTACCCATCGTATTCCGCCGCTCCTTTTTACGGCTTTAACGATTGGAAGCACATTTTCACAATGTTCAGATTTTAATAATTTTTTTTTATTTGAAATATTTTTATTTTTCGATAATGCGCCATCGACGCTTATATTATATTTTTTTGGAGTTATTGAAATAACACAGCCTTTATTATTTTTAGGCTCCCCAATCCATTCAGTATCTTTCAAAAGAAAATTCTCAATATCAACATTATCATCAATTTTTGCGACAACATGAAAAAGAACTTGCGCATTAATCGTTTTCGACATTTATCGCTCCTTTTCCATAAAATAAACATACAACTTTAACTTGGCGCCATCTCAAACTGAAAAATTAAGGCCTTCTCCATTTTCCATCGATATATTCCAAGAGCATGCGTTCATTATTACAAATAATTGGCGCACCCCTTGTAATACGGCACACTTTGAATCCGCCGCTTTTTAATGGCATAAGAAATTTATCACCATTAATGGACATTTTCGCCGTTTCAATATCATGAAAATCCTGCGTAACTTGAATACTGACCATCCCTGAGTCGGTTTCCATTTCAACATGAAAACCTGACAATTCAAACGCTCCTGGAGTCGAATCCGCAATCGGATCGCGTTTCCCAATAATACCACCTTCAGAAGTATAATCTCCATTAAATTTCATTGGACCGGTTGATCGCATAGGATTTGTTACTCCGCCTTCAATATCAGAATCAATCCGAGCGTCTTGCACGACAGTGTCGTCAAATCCTGACTTAGAGGATATTGGAAGCTCGCTTCTATTAGTTATAACATTATTTTTATCATTTTCTGTGTCCAATTTTTCAATTTCTTTTTTATCTTCATTAAGAAGTTCTTCCATCGGCGTAAGATCAATCCCGCCGCCATATTCTACAACGTCTTGAGAAAATTCAGGATCTTTATCATCAATATGACTAATTCCCTCATTATCATCGATATGATTAACGCCTTCATTTTCCTGAGGCATGTTTTGCCCCTGATTTTGTTCCTGTTTTTGATTTTCAATTCTTCCGTGTCCATGCAAAAACACTTTTTGATTCATATCCATACCAATCCCCCTTTAAATTGAATTCCGGCGTTATATGCATCAAAATAAATGAATTATTCTAAAGAAATTGAATCTTTTTGACACAGAACCCATCTCAACGTCGCTTTAACCCATTCGTTCTCAGAATATTCCAAAGCGTCTTCTATTTCTTTTTTAGCCCTTATCGCCTTTATAGGTTTTCCAGCGGCTTTGGCGGCTTTATTAATTGAAATACGGCGCTTTCCTGGTTTACTGACGTCTTTAATGAGCTTATCAAGCTTTTCTTTTTGTTCCGCAGGGCTTAATCCGCTCAATTTAGCCGCAGCTGTTGCGCTTATAATGCCAGAATCAACCGCTTTCTTAACCGCGGCTGATAACCCTATGATTTCCATCCAATTCTTAATAGTTTGTACAGTGACGCCAAAAACAATTGCGGCTTCTTTTTCAGTTCTCCCCATATCTAAATATCTTTTACATTTTTCCGCTTTGGCCAGAATACCATCACCCTGCCTAAGCTCGTTCTCTGAAATCATAACGCCAAGCTGTTCCGCCTCGTCTCCCCTTGTTAATACGCATGGAACTTTTATCGGCTCTTTTCCTTCTTTTCTTAGGCGCTTATTAGCCTCACGAGCGGCTTTAACACGCTGCCTTCCCGTTATAACAACGTCCTGATTATTTCTTCTAACAATTCGAATGTTTTGTAAAATGCCTTTATGCATTATATTAAGAACCATTGGCTCTTCAACAGGAAGCTCAACTCTTGGATCATACAATGGATCGGACTTATCAGTAATAATAACAAGATCGTCCGGATCAACCATGTACATATTTGTGCGAGGACATTCTGAAGCGTTTGACATAATACTGCCCTTTCTATTTTGTTGTGAATACAACTTTTATTATGTATAAAAAATATAAACTTCTCTTATAATATTTATATCGAAATACGCCATAAAATAACGGCCACGTCACGATAGATATGAAATCTCTCTTATTGTTAATCATCGCATTTTTTTGACGATAATTTTTGATTTATTTCTTTTAACGATAAAATTTGATCCGGTACGTCTTCAAGTTTATTCCACGGAATACAGACGCGCTCATTGCAAAACGGTATTCCTTTTTTACACCGAATAAAGTAATTATATTCGCCTCGCCGTTCAAAAAATTTATCTTCACATACCGACTTAAAATCATCGAACGATATCAATTTCTTCAAATTTTTCATCTTTTAACCCCCAATTATCTTTATTATAATAAAAAAAAGAATTTTGAGCCTCCATCAATCTGATAATATTTAAAAGATCTTCATATGAAATTTTTTTTATTTTATCATCGTTCATCCTATTATATTCTTTTGAAAATTCTATGCCAGGCACCCATCCTCCGGCATGTTCAATATGATAAACAACTTTCGGCGGTCTTAAAACAATCTCTTTACATCCATTATATACCGCATAATATTCAAATATAGAGTCTATATGAATTGAAAAAACGTCTTTTTCGTAATACCCGCGAAGCCGAAACCAGTCGTTTCTATGTAATAACTGAAAATCACCGCACGCATTGGTACAAAGCTCGTCTGTATAGGAAAGGTTTATGCGTATAAGATTTTTTTTCGCCTCTTCAACATTTTTTACGCCGCTTTTGGCGTCATATCGATACGCCCGGTATATACATCCCTTCTGTAATTTTTTTTTAGATAAAAAAGAAATAACACTATCATCAAATAAAATATCAACATTTGTGGCGAGAATAAATTCGCCCCTCGCCCTTCTAATACCGACATTTTTAGCGATCATTTGATATAATGGTATTAGCTTATGCTGCCCATATCTTTTATGGACGCCGCCTGGAACTATAATTGACCTAAATTTTCCTTTTAATACTTCATGAAGAAGCGGTTTATTATTTGGGGGATTCCAGTCAACAATAATAATTTCTATAGGAAAATTAAATTTTTCAGACTGCCTATTTAGGTTATCTATAAAATTCTGCATTCTTTCGTTAAGATTTCCGCCATGATTGTCGTTTCTTGATGCGGCTACAATACTAAGATATTCCCTTTCCATCCAATTCCTCGTCTATTTTTTCAAAAGTTTCTTTAATCGTTTCCATTATCAAAGAGCCGCTCTTACATATTAAATATATCGGATATTCAAGATTTAAAAGACCTGAAGGGTCGGTAAGTCCAATTTGTGCGTCTGGAAATTTTGATTTTAAAAATAAAACAGCAAATTCCGGATCTTTTCTAATTATTGGTTGTATATGATATTCGCCTTTTTGAACGCCATCAATATAAACTTCTCTTATATTAAAAAATTTAAATTTCATTTCTCCATACGTGATGTTCGAAACTTTTAACCCGAAATCATACGAAAACATTCCGCCTTCATTAAATTTATTTTCCATATTGCGACCTCATGTCTATTATTTTCAATTTAAGATGATCAGCGTTTTCGATATAATTTTCAACCAATGAATATAATATTGATTGCATAGTCGTTCTATTATCTTTAGCGACTTTTTTGAATTTATCCCTCAACTCCTTTGAAATTTTAAAATTTATCGTAATTAGATTATTATTATCTTCCATGCAATTCTCCGTTAGTCTTTATAATAATAAATAATATAAAACTTTCATTATTTTATTATACATTTTATATTGCATTTTTCTTATATATAATATAATAAAAAAAAATGTAAAAAACAAATATTTTTTGTCAAAGGTTAAAGTAATACTTTAAGTGACACGACGTAAGTTAGATTTATTTTTTTTTTCATTTTCATACATGTTTAAGTGATTAAATAAACAATTTAAGCGCTATAATTCTAACTTTATGAAAAAACACCCCCTTTTCGTTTCTAAAATGTAAAAATGGCTTAACCGGTTAAAATTTTCAATTTTCTTTTTACATTTTAGAAAAATTCGACATCGGAAAATGAAGAAAATCGCGATTTTCTCCCCTCACGTCAAGAAAAGTCTACTTAAAAAGCAAAAAATCATACTTAAAGTTTTACATTAAGGTTATATATTTTTTATTTTAAATATCAATAAGTTGTAAATTGGCACGATTTTTGCTATGCCCAATATATATATATATTATATAATAT